CTCTTCCAAAACGGTGTCTGGGCGCTGTAAGAGATTTTTCGCTGAATAGTTAAAATAAACTCGAAAGAAATCGACACGGTTTCTTCCGGGTTTATTTTTTTGCGCATTTTTAGGAAACGAGGGGGCTGAGAGAACTTTGGGCGGCAGACATTTGACGATTGAGGATCGTCGGGAGCTGGAAAAATATTACCTCGATAGGATCAGCGTGGAGAGCATCGCGGAAACTCTGAGGGTTCACCGCTCCACTATTTATAACGAGCTTCGCCGCGGGGACACCGGGCGGGTGGACAAAAACGGGAACTGTGAGTACAGCGCAGAGCTGGCACAGAAAAGAATCTGCGATGCCCGCCGCAGCATCCATCATAAGAAGCAGGAGGACACCGCAAATGCCGATGTTTAAGACCTGCACGGCCTGTAAGGAAACATTCATTGCAGAGTCACCGTTCATCAAACTGTGTCCGATCTGCAATGCAAAGAGCCAGACCACCCCGGCGGAACGTGCGCAACGCAAAACTCGCATTACCCCGGATCGGCTGATGCTGGATGTTCGACAGGCGGATGCAGCGGGTAAATCCTATGGCCGGTGGCGGTACGAAGAAACCGAACGCCGCCGAAAAGGGGAAGAAGAGGAACGTCGCAAGTTTGAGGAACGCCAGAAACGGCGTGAACAGATGAAAGCAGCAAAGGAGAACGAACATGGCGAAAGTGAAACTTGACTACATGAGCCTGAGCATGAGGGCAGAGGGAAGCGATGACATGGTGCGGGAGCTGTCCGGCAGATTCCTTGACATGGCGGACAAGTATGCCGCACCCGGATTTTACTTCCCGGCTCTTCCTCCCTCCGTTTTCGAGGACGGTTGCCGTGACCCGGAAGAACTGAACACGGGAGATATGAAGCCGCTGACCACGCCGAAAGAAGTTGCACCCGGCGCAGACTGGGACGTGGTGGCAATCTATGACGATGCGGGCATTCCGTCCATCATGCACCGATTCCGCCGCATGAGCAATAAAGAGTTGTTCGGTGGCAGCGACAAGCCGCACCCGGCGTTCATCATCGGCGGCGAGGTATACGACGAAATCTATATTTCCGTGTACCCCAATGTGATGATTAACGGAAAGCCGTACAGCCTGCCGTTTCAGAAACCGGCGGGAAACATCACGCTGGACGACTTCTCCAAAGCCTGTTTCAGCAAGGGCGAGGGCTGGCATCCAATGACGGCAGCAGAGTGGGGCTTCCTTGCAAACCTTAGTCTGAAACTGGGGACTCTGCCGCACGGGAACACCGACTACGGCGCATGGCATGGCGACCATAAGGAGCACGGCCAGAAAGCACCGAACAGCAATCGGACGCTCACCGGAACTGGCCCGGAAACGTGGACGCACGATCACACCAAAACCGGTGTCCACGATCTGTGCGGCAATATCTGGGAAGTGCTGGCCGGTCTGCGGATTAAAAACGGTGTGCTGATGGTGGCCGCGAATAACGATGCAGCACTCCCCGAAACCGACCTGACCCAGTGCGGCGACGACTGGAAGCTGCTGACGGACGATAAGGGCGCACCAGTGTATGTTTCCGCATCCGGCAGCGAGATCGTGTTTACCACTGACAACGATGAAGCGGGCGGCGTGGGCAGCTCTGAGTGGGGCAAGGTCAAGACGGAATGCAAGAGCGAAATGCTCAAAGAGTATGCGCTGTTCGCCGGGGAGGAAGAAGCCTACTGCTACATTGATGCAACTGAGGGCGAATACATTCCGATCCGCGGCGGCGCCTGGCGCAATGGCGAGAGTGCCGGTGTGTTCTACTTGAGCCTCGGCGATCCGCGCTCTGATTCGTGGACGAACTACGGGGGCCGTTCCGCTTTCTTCAAGAAGAAGCAGAAAGCTGAACGCTGAAAAGCTGATTGGCTGCGCGGTAGCGCAGCCAAAAGCCGGGAGAGAAAATGCTGATCTATTTTGTAGAGTGCTTTATCATGGGGTTTGCGTTGGGCCTATCGTGGGCTTCGTTCGCCACTCCGGTTTACCTGATCTGCTGTTTTGCAGGGTGGGTATTTGATTGGAAAATTCCAACGGCATTGTGGCTCGTTGCATTTGCTGTTCAGAACTGGGACAAAGCAAAGAGCTGGTTCAAATAAAAACGGTCTGGGCGTACCGAAACACGCCTGCCACATGACCGGGCACTTAGGGAGCGCACCGGTCAGCCGGTTTCCGCAAGACCGGCATCTTACCTGCTGGGGATGAAAAGAACACGGCAGGGCGACCCGCACGGGCAGGAGCGGAAGCATTGCACTGTACGACACCGCTCCTTTCTATGGCGCAGCCAGTGCAAGCGGGGAATTTACACCGCCCCGCCGCCCAGTGCCGACTCTGGGATGCGCCGCCACTTCCGAATATTCATCAAGCAAAGAAAGGACAAAGTTATGAACGACATGGAAAAGTGCTTTTACGAACCGGCTGAATTGTCGGTGGTGGACGAGGGAAAAGGATGCTCGCTGGTAAAGGCGAAAGGTAGTCCGTACAAGCTGGGCTTTCTGGTGGCGCAAGGTGCTGACGGCATTTTCAAAAGCCTTAACGACGCAGAAGCGGTAGATGCGATGGAGAGGGCAATCGTGGGAACCATTCGCATTATGGCGATGCGGCGCAAGGCGGAGTTCGGGAACCGCAACGGTGCGTTCGATATGAGCAGCGGTTTCAACGCTGTCCGGGACGAGGGTGTGCTGAAAGAAATTCTTAAAGGCATCTTCGGGAAGCAGTAAGAGCATGAAAGTACATATTAGAAGCCCCACCATAAAGGAAGTTCGCAAGAGCGAACAGTGTCGCCACACGTTCAGGATCACGGATGCGAAGTGTGCGCCGTGTGATGGGTACAACATGAACTGTGAGCATTACGAGAAAACCAACAAGGGTGCCGCTGATACAAAACATCTTTCGAGGTAAACAAGCCGCCCTGCGCCGCGTCAGCGGGGCGGCTTTTATATGTGGTGCGGGGTGGCTGGATGCGCGACCGGCTACCGAAAGCGGGGTCGAACCCCGTCCGCACCTGCTTTACTTGAAATCATGAAAGCCGGTCTGCACCGGCAGGCGCGAAGCGTCAAGCCATACCTGCATGACAACGACGGAGGTTGAAAGGTATGCCCGCTGCATGAGCGAAGAAATGCCTTGTCCGATCCACCCAAGCCAAAGGTGGTAGGTCTGGTTTGGTAGATCAGACCGCCCCGCCGCCCTGTCTTTCTTAGAGTTCAGCAGGGCGGCGGGTGTCTATTATGTGGATGCGCAATGGAGAAGAACGGCTTCCATGTTACTCTGAGCCGAAAGGTCGGTTCGATTCCGACCGTCCGCACAAGATAGAATGGAGAATGTCAATGGAAATCGAATGTTTGACACCGGAATTTCCGCAAGGAGCAAGGGTATATAGTTCGGATGGTATTGCTCCAACTCTCCTGAACAGCGCGTCGGCCATGCGGTCGCAGTCGATTTTGATTCGGGGGGGGGTAGCGTGAAAGTTCACAGCGAAAAATCAATGTGTCTGGCCGGGAATTTTGTCGATAGAAACACCAACCAAAACGGGAGCGGCGTAAAAGAAGATACGTCTTTTACGCTGAATACAGTAGACCGCCACGCAGTCGCTTATAGAGAGCTGCAATATGACAGTTACATAGAGGATGATGTGAGCGGAACGCTTAAAAAATCAGGTGGAGCGTTGGGAGGGGGTTCAGAAACGGTGGTTTGCGAAGAAAGAGAACAGCCGGACTGGATCGTCCGCCGATTGATTCCGCTGGAATGCAGTCGATTGCAAGGGTTCCCGGATGGATGGGCGGAAATTGAATCGCTGAAAAATCCGAAAGAGTTCAACTTCTGGCGGGAAGTCTATGCCAGAAGTTGCGAAATCAAAAAGACAAAACCAAAACAGACCATCCTTCGCGCGGACGGCGCAAAGAGCGATGAAGCGTTGATGCGGTGGCACGATGGGCTGCACAGTTTGGCGGCAGAATATGCGATGTGGGGAAATGGAATGGCGTTGCCGAATGCCATTTTCTTTGTCCAGAACGCATTCCGCGAGCTTGGAAAACCGCCGCATGAGGTGAAGCTGGGAAGCCTGTTTGACGGAAGCGGAACAATGCCGCTGTGCGCCGCCATGTGCGGCGGTCATCCGGTCTGGGCGAGTGAAGTAGAACCTTACCCGATTGCGGTGACAAGAACCCATCTGCCGCACATGAAGCATTTGGGCAGTGTAACGGAAATAAAAGGGTCGAAAATCGAACCGGTGGATATTATCACGTTCGGTTCACCCTGTCAGGACTTGAGCATTGCAGGGAAACGCGCCGGTTTGAAGGGAGAAAGGTCCGGCCTGTTCAGAGAAGCAATACGGATCATCCGGGAAATGCTGGCAGCAACTAACGGAAGATACCCACGCTTTGTGATCTGGGAAAACGTGCCGGGCGCACTTTCATCGAACGGAGGTGAAGATTTTGAAGTTGTCCTCAATGAACTGCTCTGTCTTAGAGAATTTACCGGAAGTGGAGCAGCTAAGTTTATTCGGCAGCACGGAAAGTGGAGGAACTTCGCAAATTACGGAGCTGTTGCCTATCGAATCGTCAACGCGCAATTTTGGGGAGTACCCCAGCGCAGGCGAAGAATATATGCTATCTGCGATACTTGTGAAGAATCCGCCGGAGTGGTCGTTTTTGAGCGAAAAGGCACTCAATGGAATTTTGACCCGTGCATCCCGCAGGGGGGGGGAAGTTGCAGGACTTACTGCTGACTGCTATTCATGGCATGATCGAATGGTGGCATCAAAACCCAGCGGGGGGGGGGCAGCAGCATATACCATGAAAATCCGTGGAGGATGTGAGGGCGGCGGAAAGGGCGCACTTGTGCAAGAAGAACTTTCCGCAACGCTGGCAACTCATCAAGACCAAACGCTTTTTGAAAGCCACGGGTGCTTCCCAATAAACACAATGCTTGCGACGCGGTACAAAGCCCTTGGTCGAGGAACGGGACTTGGTATCGGCAACGATGGCGACCCGCAGTATACGATAACAAAAGGACATGAACACGCAGTAGCGTATAGCGTTGGCGATGCACCGGACACGGCCTTTGCAAATGCCGGGGATATGGTAGCAAGAACGCTGACCGCTCGTGCAGACGGAAGCCCGATGATTGACCGAGGCCCGAACATTGTAACACAGAAAGGAAAGTAGATGCAGAGGTACAAGGTGGTTGTCGTCTGTTGCACCGCCGACGAAACGGATGTACACACGATCCGCGTCAACGGCTGGGGCGAGAGCGAAGCAGAGTACAACGCCCGCTGCAAAATCCAAAAGTTCCACCGTCACGAGTATGAAAAGATTACTGTGACGAGGATAGAAAAAATCAAATAGGAGGTCGAGAATGTGCTGTATGGAAAAGCAATCGAGGTTTTGATAAAGGTTTCGGGAGCGAGATTCGCACCAGCACCAATGCCACCGAGAGAAGAAATCGAAGAAGCGATTCAGACCGTGGCAGGCATGGCAACGGTTCAGGCTTGCCCGAAGTATGCGCTTCACGCCGCGCTGTGGTGGCTGGCGGTCAAATCCAAAGAGGTGGAACGGTGACAAGAAGAGATAAAGCGATTCTAGCTCTGGTCTGTGCTGCTGAAATCATCAACTGTGCAAAGGCTGGTGTGCTGAAAAGCCGGATCACTGACCTTGAAACGCAGCGGGACATTTACGCAAGCCGGGCGCAACACTGGATCGACCGGGCAGTAGAGGACGAAGAGGTTATAGATTCTATGCAGCTTCGCCTTGATGCGTTGGCCGACGGAAAGGTTAAGCTGGAAGATGCAGGAGTGTTTTTCTGCACGGCCTATTGCACAGAGCAATACCCGCATATCTGCGGAGAGGGTCACGGAATCACAGCCAGCGGCCAGCCGATACAGGCGGGCGTAACCGTGGCGGCGGATCAGGCGATCTTTCCGTATGGCACGGTTTTGTACATTGAGGGCGTAGGAATCCGCATTGTGCAGGACAAGGGCGCGGGAGTGCAGGGAGCGCACATTGATGTTGCCGTTGACACCCATGAGAACGCGCTTGCGTGGAGCGGGTACGGTGAGCATCGGGTGTGGATTTTGAAAGGAGAATAAATTATGCCGAACTGGGTAGAGGGAAAATTGAAAGTCCGCAGGAAACCGGAAGATATTAAGCGGTGGGTGGAGGAATGCCTGCATTGCTACACTACGAACTGGCTGGGCGACGGCGCACACACGGAGCTTGTAAAGGGTGCTGTCCGATTTGAGCACGACCCCGACAGCGAAGAAATGTATCTGTATGTAGACAAGAGTGCTCATATCGAGGGGACGAGAAGAAACTTCATAGAAAAAGGCGAGTATGTGGACTTCTGCGAAGAGGGCAAGAAGTCGATCCTCGTTGTGAACATGAAAGCTGCATGGAATATCGAAGAGCAGCCCTATATTGAAATGTCCAAAAAGTACAACTTGGATTTTAGAGTGTATGGCTATGAAATGGGCATGGAGTTCAACAAGGAAATCGAGATCGTAGAGGGCGAGATCGCAACGTATCGGCTGATCCAATTTAAGGACTACAAGTGGGAATGCCCCGACCCGAAACTTGGAGGGTGAGCGGAATGACAAAAGAAGAAACTATTGCAGCAACAATGGAAAGAGCATATCGCGCGGGCGTGATCGGGCGAGCCGAAATGTTCAAGATCAAGATTATGCTCATTGTACACAACGCCTACAAGTTTCAGGGCTGTGCGCAGATTTACCGCAATTACTTGCCGCAGCACATCGCAATCCATGTTCGGAAACAGTACCTTGCTGAACTGAACAGAAAAAGAAAGGGTGGACGAAATGCGCAGGGCGATAGCCATTGATTTTGACGGGTGCATTTGTCAGAGCAAATACCCGGAGATCGGGGAACCAAACTGGCACGTTATCGAGGAAGCCAAGAAAGAACAGGAGGCGGGTGCTGGCCTGATCCTGTGGACTTGCAGGACGGGCAAGGAACTGGACGCAGCTATTGCAGCCTGCAAAGAGTGGGACCTGAACTTTGATACCGTGAATCAGAGCTTGCCGGAGTGGATCGAAGCGTGGGGCAGCGATTCCCGCAAAGTTGGCGCAGATGAATACTGGGACGACAAAGCGGTGATCGCGGACACGACCTGCATCCTGCGGAGTGCCACCTGCTACCAGAGGAAAAACAAATGAATTTGCCAGATAAAAAATACACCGCGATCTATGCTGATCCTCCGTGGTCATATCGCCAGTGTGGAACCGGCCCAAAGAGCCGGGGCAATGCCGCGCAGCATTATAACACCATGACGACGGATGATATATGCGCCCTGCCGGTTAAAAACCTTGCGGGGGGGTCGGTGTGCTTCATGTGGGCGACATTCCCACAGATAGCCGATGCCCTGCGCGTCATGGAAGCATGGGGTTTCGAGTATAAGACCTGTGCCTTTGTGTGGATCAAGAAGAACCGGAAGAGCAACACAAACTTTTTGGGCATGGGAGCGTATACACGAGCGAACGCCGAGATTTGTCTGCTGGGGGTAACGCCCGGATTCAAACCAGCGGCGCAGATCAAGAGCCATGCAGTACGTCAAGTTATAGAGTCCCCGGTAGAGGAACATAGCAAGAAGCCGGAAGAAACAAGGCGGCGGATTGTGGAGCTGCTGGGTGACGTGCCGAGGATAGAACTTTTTGCCCGCCAGCGGTCGCCCGGATGGGACGCATGGGGCAATGAAATAGGTGAACAAGATGAAAAGTGAAAAAGCAGTTATGCCGATGCGTAGCGTCAACGCAAACCCCGGAAAGTATGTCAGCATCATTACGAACTTTGGCTGTCATTACACCTGCCCGGAGTGCATCGTAAGAAACAATGGGCTGAAAATGAGCGAAACAGACGATTTCAGCACACAGGAACCGCTCAACAAGGTGCTCTGCAAGGAAAGGCCGGAGTGGGTTTCAGTGTCCGGTGGTGGCGATCCGCTGTTCCATTGGAAAGATCATTGGTCATTCTACGAGGGCCTTTTCTATACGGCAGAACGGCGAAACGTCAAGTTGGAAATGCACACGAGCTATCTCCCGGATAGCCCGGAAGTGCAAGACTTCCCGCTTAATTGGTTTGAACGAGTGGTGTACCACGTCCATAAATTCGACGATCTGCTCCACGTTAAAAGAAAGTTCGGTGAGATAGTCCGCGTGGTATTTGTCGTTGACGACAATATGACCGAACAGGATGTGCTTTTCATCGCAGGTTATGTGGCGGGCAGCAAAGAGATTGACGAACTTTCTTTCCGCCAGCGGGTAGATGAAAACTACAAGGAAACCTACCACCTCCACGATTTGCTGACGGAGTATCACAAGAAGCTCTGGTGGTACATTACCCAGTGCGATTATAACCTCTACTTCCATAATGGCAAGGTGTACACGAAGTACACTGATATTTTTACGGAGGGCAAAGAGTGACACAGTATTGCCGGTATTGTTCTCTGGCGGTTCTGAATGACGACGATTTGATTTACTGCGAAGCCAAAGACGAAATGCGAGAGGGCAAGCAGATAAGAAATCCGAACAAGTGCAAGCACTTTGAGTTCAACCCGGTGGACGTTCTGGACGAGAACAAAAAGTATAGACCGAGAAAACCGAAGAAGAAAAACATTGAGGGGCAGGTGAGCTTTTTATAAACAACTGGAAACCAAACCTGCCCAGATCGGACCCCACCGCAGCTTTCGCCCGTACATAAGCACATGAGCGAAAGCGAGGAAATATGATCTTTTTCATCATCGGAGTGCTGGCCGCGTTGGTTGCGCTGGCCGTCCTGCTCCTGTCCGAAGAGGGCAAGGCCGCAGCATTTATTCCCGGCGTGGTCGCCGTTATCCTGATCGGTGTGTCCTGTGTGTCCTACGTTCCCACCGGCTACACAGGCATTGTGACAACATTCGGCAAAGTAGAAGATGGCACAAAGGATGCCGGTGTGGTGTTCAAAGCACCGTGGCAGTCCATCGTAAAGATGGATAACCGTGTTCAGGAAATGAGCATGGATTTGTCGGCGTTCAGCTCTGACATTCAGGAAGTTGCCACCTCTGTTGCAGTCGGCTACCGGATCAATCAGGCAAATGCCATGACGATTTATAAGTCAGTAGGCAAGAAGTATGAGGACACGCTGATTACTCCCCGTGTGCAGGAAACGGTCAAGGCCGTGGTCGCCCACTACGATGCAAGCAGTCTTATCTCGAACCGGGATGCCGTTGCATCACAGATGGACACGAAGCTGCGGGAAGTACTGGCAGAGTACAACATTGACTTGCAGTATATCAGCGTCACCAACTTCGACTTCACCGATACCTTTACGGATGCCGTTGAAGCCAAAGTAAAGGCCCAGCAGGAAAAGGAAAAGGCGGAAACCGATGCGGAAAAACGCCGCGTCGAAGCGCAGGCAACGGCGGACGCTGATTTGATCGCGGCCAATGCCGAAGCGGAGAAATCCAAGGTTGCGGCGGACGCAGAGCTGTACGTTGCCGAAAAGAAAGCGGAAGCAAACCGCGCCCTCAATGACAGCCTGAATAGCAATTTGCTGGAATACTACCGGATCACAAACGTCGATTCCCTCTGGAATGGCGAACTGCCTACATACGTTGGCGGTGATGGCAGTATTCCCATCATCAACGGGATCAACTGATTTTCTCCTACCGGAGCCGCCCGGCGCGGCGGCTCCATTCTGTGAGCATGGGGACAGGCCCATACCGGTTCAAGCCCGGAAATGCCCGAAACTAACAGGAGGAAAGGACAATGCCGAAATACTTAGTCATGCTGCGGTGCAGCAGAGCAAGAAGCAACGCAAACCGCCATAGGCAGGAAACACCGGCCTATCTGCCGTACCGCATAGAAGCACCGAAAGCACTTGACGCAGCGGACAAGGCAAAAGAAGAAGCGGCCCTGTACTACCCGCAGTACCAGAAAATCCAAGTGGACAGTGTAACGGAGGTGCGGGACTTGTGAACAGGTACTACATCAGCGTTGCCGGTTGGAATGGTGCTGGCGTGACTGCGCCGTGCATCATCATCGGACAGGAATTTGAAGCGGAAACGGAACGCGAAGCCGGTGAAGCGGCGGAGAAATCCGCAGACGAACAGTTTCCCGGATATGCGCCGTTTGCAGTTATCAGAAAGGTGGTTTGAATATGAAACTTTCGGGAGTTACAAAGATGGTGAAACGACAGCTTGTGTGCAACGTCTTTCACAATATCAAGAGCGACGACTTTTATATTGGAACAGCATCGGCTATCTACTGTGCGACAGGCTTCCCGCTCCCGCTGAACCGCAGCCAAATGGGTGCGCTGCTGGGAATCAGCGAAGATACCATGATCGAAAAGGTGGTCTACAACGATTTTGATTGCGCATACAAAAGCGATCTTGAGGGGTTCAATCTGGACGACACGGTTAAGGGCGAAGTAGAAGTAAAGAAAATGGCCGTCGGCATTTACTACATGGGAGAAATCCTTATCCAGGTCACAACGGAAGATAAACACATGGTCGGCCTTATCTGCTGGTCACAGCTTGCACCGGTTGAGGATGAAATCAAGAACAACGGGTTTATCCGCTACTATCAAAGAAAACGCGCTGACGGAAGAACGTACTATGTGGTAAAAAATGGTATGAGAGTACGCGCTGCTGTCACGTCTTATTCCCTGAACGAATATGCAGAAGCGACACTGCAAGAGCTGGTCGCTATGCTGGCTGAAACTCACACCGGCGAACCGGAAGAGAATGAACAGACATTCGATAATCTGACGGATGAAGTGGAGAACGAAGCGAACAATGAAGATGTTTGATGCAGTATACAAATGCCGCTTGTGCGGTGAAGAATTTGTGGAATGCTCTACCAGCGGAGAAGAAAGTAACCGTAGCTTTGTAATGAAAATCATGTGCAGAGCGGTTGACTTGAAAGAACCGGAAGAGGTCATGGAACCGACAATCTACGCTTGTCACCCGTGCAGGGATGGAAGCTATGGAGTTGCCGACTTTCGGGGGTTCAAATTCAACGACAAGGAGAACGCAGAATGAGAAATAGACCCGGAATCTACGGCAGAGTTATGTGTCCGCCGTATACCGCCGAAGATGCAGAATTTTTGGCCGAGAGAAATAAAGTTCTTGAAGAAGCCGTGAACGGACTAGCGGCTGAAAATTTTGAATTACGGGAGGATAACCGGAATCTCAAAGAGAGTTACAGGTATTTGAGCGCGACTAGAATCGAGGAAAAAAAGGAGCTAAAGGAGCAAAGCGAAAAGTCGATTCTGCACAGAACGACCGTTGGCGTTACGCAATGGGTGATTTACTGGCTGAACGCTGCTGTAAAGGCGGGAAACTGGCTGATTGGTAGTTTGTTGGAATGAAATAGAGCGTTTCTGAGCGGAGGAAGAGAAATGCCGGATAAGTACATCAACGCAACGAAGCTGATCGAACGGCTAAAATGCGAGAAAAGAAGGGAAGTCGCGGAAGCGGCGAGCAATCCGTTTTCAACCGGTCCCGCGCCGGAAATCAGAATATCGCAAATCTATGACGGTGTTGTGTCTGTTCTGGAAAAGGAACCGGCGGCAAATGTGGTTCCGCGCCCTGCTCCAAAGTGGCCGATATGCCAGAATTGCGGTAGGCCAATGGTCTATTGTGGAGAAGAAAACACGGACGGAATTGTCTGGAAGCGGTATTCGTGCAAGGACTGTTATAACCAGTTTTGTGCAAGAAGGGTGATGGCAGGAGAAGAAACATGGCCGAAATGATAAGTAAGCAGCATTTATTGGAGCAAATCGACACGACGGGAAAAGGCTGCGAATATGAAGGCAAGGAATTTCTCGCATATCAAGAAGCAATGCTGGCCGTAGTAGAGTTGATCGAGAAAGAACCGACGGTCGAGAAAGAATACGATGTGATGTTTAGCGGGACAGAGCACATAGATTCACCGGGACCAGCACCGGCGGTCGGTTATAGAATCGCGGCGAAAAGCTGGGAAGATGCTGTGCGAAAAGGGAAGTCTTATGCAGAAGCGCAGCACCCGGAATTTATCCCGTTTACGTTTGTCGGGCCGGTAATTGAAGTGCCAAAAGAAGAACTTGAAAATTTGGAAACGGAGAAAAAATAATGGACGCAGTAAGAAAAGATGTTCGCCGTCTGGTAAACAAGGAGCTGGAAGCAGCAAACAAACGCTTCCCCCAGTTCGCCAGCCCGCACGAGGGACAGAATGTTGTTCGGGAAGAGCTGGAAGAAGCGGAACGGGCGATTGTGCCGCTGAAACTTTACATCGAAACCCGGATGTGGAACATGGTCAAGGCAAACCAGACTGTGCCGAAAGACGATTTCAAAGCCATTCGGGAAGCCGCAGTAAATCTGGCCGTCGAAGCAATTCAGGTGGCAGCAATGGCGAAGAAGTTTGAACACGGCCAGCGGCACAACTGGCCGGGTGGCAAGGTGCCGGACTATGGAACGGAGCCTGCACCTCTGGAAAAGAAAGGCGGGAAAACGGCATGATTTTGGCAAGGAACGATATTGAAAAGGCTGTCAGCTGGTGGGCTGGGAAGCTGCTGGATCACCAGCCGCACAGCAACGGAGACGACAGCTTTACCTCTGTTACAGCGTGTTTCCTCGCAGATATGGCAAAGCAGGACATTACGCTGGATCAGGTGAACGAATTCAAGGCGGCGTTGACAAAAAGCATTGAGGAATACGCGAAAAGCATTCCAGCTTTCGGCTTTTCCATCGGGAGCGATTACGGCCCGTGTAAAATGCTGGCTGATGCTGCTGACGAAGCGGGTATCGGTAGAGCAAATTTCCCATTCAAGACGACAATGTTTTTCACTGAAAAAGAAGGAATTTTGGTGCGTGATGGCTATGGTGCCCTGCCTGTCAGGATTTGTTGAGGTGACAAGATGAATGTCAAAAATAAGGCACCGGCAGAGGTCGAGACTGTGACCATCACCATGAGCCGGGAAACGGCACAGGCTGTGAAGCAGGCGTGCGAAGAATACCTCCGGTTCCGCATGGGCCAGTTTGAGGACTTCACCAATGAGGTTTGCTGCTGGGATTATGTGGACAAGATGGAAAAGCAGTGTCACACGACCGAAGAACGAAAGCAGTTTCATAAAGACCACGAAGCGGATTTTCTCAAGTCTATGCAGCTTCGTAACAAGATGCGGCAGGGCATGGACGCACTTTGGAGACAGAATGTTCCGCCTGCATCTATCGACACAACCATGAAAGAAGCATACAGAGCAGAAACCGTTTGGCTGACGATCCGGTACGCGCTTGCGTGGCACGACTTCCCGGAGGGTGGGCAGTGGGTCGATTTCTATGAACCGATGAACCGTTCGGATCAGCCCATGCCGAAAATCGAGCTGAAACTGAAAGGCAAAGGTGAAGATCATGGGTAGTGTCTTACAGGCAATCGGCATGATGCCGCTGAAAAAGAACATCCAGCACCCACGGGAGGCAGACTGGAAGTTAAAAATCTGCCCGGAGTGTGGCCGGGAGTGCTGGTATCAGACCAACAACGCGAAGCTGGTTTTGCAGGTCAACCCGGATATGAAGTTTGTTTGCACGGAATGTGCGCTGAAAGCTGGGAGAAATTGAGATGGAACAGTTCACCAACACGGAAGAGCTGCTTCGGAGAATCCGGGAGAACGTGCCTGAAATTTTGGGCGGCGAAAGTAACCCGGACATGGAAGATGAAGTGGAACAGATCATGTGCGTGGTTGAGAACGCACCGAGGGTCGCCCCGGAGGGGGTGCGCCCGGTGGCGCACATCGCATGGAGAAAACGGCCCAAGCAGTTTGTCGTATATGATCCTGTTCCGACAAACGAGTGTTTGTACGATGGAAAGCCGGTTTATACACAGCGGGTTTTGAAACTCGAAGAATACACAGTGCCGTTTTGCTCTAACTGCGATCACCGTTTGGACGATTGCGCCGGGAGTTTTTGTCCAGTGTGCGGTTCGATTATAGAAGAAAGGCGCAGAACATGAAAAAAGAATGTTCCACCTGTGCATGGCATGACGGCTATACATGGGTGTGCTTCAACGGAAATTCTGAGTACCGGGCGGACTTCACTGACCCGGAAAATACCTGCCCTGCATGGGAAGAAAGGAAAGAGCAAAATGAAAAAACTTGAACCGGCGGAAATCCGCAGACTGGCCGCAATCGCCCTCTGGTGGCTGTGTGTCGGCATTGCGATGTCAAACCTGCTGTCGGTGCTGATGCAAAACCTGACAGAGTGGATCATGTCGCTTGTCTGAGCGGCCCGCCAAAGCCCATATCTATATTATATAGGAAACCCGTCGTTAAATTGCCGCCCTGACGAGGCGGCAAGGGGCTTGTATACCGTAGATAAACTAAGGGACACACAGAGAGAAGAGCGCGGAGAGATGCGCTTACCTCCGGCGGGGAAAGGGAGTGCAGAGGGAAAACGAGGGCGGCGTTACAGCAGCCTACCGGGATAGAGAGCAAAGGGAACGCGGCCCGGTGTTTCCCCTCTGCATCGTTCCCCCTCTCGTGTTTGTGGGCCATGATTAAGAAAATTCCATGACGTTTGCGGAAAGGAGGACGTGGAGAATATGACCGGCGGCTTTAGAGTTCGGGAACAGAAATTTATCTGCGGTATGAATTATGCCACGGCCCCCTCTATGCAGGTGGACTTCTTCGAGGTGACAGAGCAGCAGCACAAGGCCAGCACCCGGAAAAAGAAAGAGCTTGCCACCAGCATTGCCAAGGAATCGTATAATCTGCGCAAGAGTGGTCGGTATTTGGAACTGCTGGCAAACCGGAACTTCCGGCCCGGTGACTATTCCGTTACATACACCTACAACGAAGAACACCACCCTGCGCCCGGTGATCTGCAACGTGCCGACCGGGATTTTTCCAATGCCATCAAAGCATTGTACCGTATCTGCGACAAAAACGGAATCGAACACCCGAAATGGATCGTGGTTTCGGAATACTGCACGATGGACGGGGACAAGCCGCTGGGCCGTCACCATCATCATGTTATCATGTCCCACCCGGCGGGGCTGACCCGTGAAATGGTTGAAAAGGCATGGGGTAAGCGCGGCAGATCGCGGTGCGAGCCATTGGAGTTTGACCACAACAGCATTGAATCCCTCGCAAAGTACATCACCAAGAATGTGCGCTGCAAACGTCACTGGCGGCAAAGCCGCGGGCTGAAACCGCCGAAGATGCCGCGCCCAAATGACGGGAAAATGAGCCGCACCCGGCTGAAAGACGTTTGCGAGAACCGGCTGGAAGATCGAGACTACTGGGAGAGGATGTACCCCGGCTATACCCTGCACCGGTGCGAGTGCATCATAACCGGCAACGCCACCCGCCACCTGATCGTGCGCCTGTACCACAAGCCGGAACAGCGGAGGAATAGGAGGAATCAGCCTTGAACCGTTTGACGCTGGACGACCTGCCACCTAGATACCGGGCGCAGGCAGAAGCGCAGATCGCGGCCAGAAGCCGGGGAAAGTGCGCCTTGCCGCAGCCTGTCCCCGCCGCAGTTGCCACCGCTGAAAAAATCGGCATGGACTTTGACAGCCGGGGCGAGTACGAGTATTACATGGGGACGATTCTGCCCAAAGTGCAGACCGGGAAGATCGTGAAAGTGGAGCTGCACCGCACGTTCCTGCTCCTGCCAGAAAAAGAGTACGACGCGGTGAAGCTCCCGGCGGTGCATTATACCCCGGATTTTGTGCTGACCTATGCAGACGGCACGGTTGAAGCCGTCGAAGTGAAATCGAAGTTTGTCCGGCGGCAGCAGCGCGATTACATACACCGTCGCCGGATGTTCATTGACCTTGTGGCCGAGCCGCGGGGCTGGCATTTCATCGAGCATATCACCGCAGACACGGCGGCAGAGGTCAAAGCGTGGAAGAGTCTGGCAAAACAGAAAGGATGAAGAACATGGGAAAATCTATGCCGCCTGTTGAAGTGCGGAAGATGATGTACGAAAAGGCTGTCAACCGCTGCGTGGTCGCAAAGGGCGACACCATGAAGAACATGAAGCTCAACCGGGCCGCTGTGGAGCAGGTGGTGACGTACTGCGCCATCATTGCCGCGCAGAATCTTTTCGACCTTGATCGGGACGGGGTGGAACGCTGGCAGGCAGAGCTTATCCGGCGGAGTGAGGTGTACACGCTGGAAACCAACGTGTACGGCACACCGAAAGCACGGGAAAATCTGCGCAAGCGCACGGCCCCCAAGATGAAAGAGGACTTCACCCTGCCGGTCGAGAAGTGGCCGCGCAAAGAGTGGGAGAGGGTGCAGCTCTATGAACGCCGCGGCGCGGGTGATCTTGTGGCCCGGTTCTTTGTCGAGGTCATGGACGGTCTAGGCTACACCACAGAAGAAATCGCTGCCGCCCTGAAAGAGATACAGGGCAACTTCCGGCAGTTCCTTGAATGGTCGAAAGACGGCGAATATGTGGCCTACTACAAAATGGCCCAGTGCTATGAGCAGGCCACGGGTATAGAAGCGGCAATAGACGAAGAACCCGGCACGAAGCCGATCTTCGGGAAAGAAATCTGAGAGCTGACGGGCAGGAGGATAAACGCGGATGCAGAAAAAGGACACCGAACAAATTTTGCTCTACTATGGCAAGATCGAGAAGCAGCTTGATAGTGTCAACATGGAGCTGGCCGAGCTGCAAGACCGATACAGCCCGATCAAGGGCCTTGCGATGGACGGGATGCCACATGGCAGCACACCCGGCGACAGCACCGCGTCCCTTGCCGTCAAGCTGGCCGACAACGAAGAGTACCAGAACCGAGAAAATGAGCTGATTGTCCGGCGGGTCGTGCTGAAGTCGGATTTACAGGAAATCCGGCAGAAATTAGACCGCCTGAATGATGATTACAAAACGATCCTGAAAGGGCGGTACGTCTACGCTGACCGGTCGTTACAAAAAACGTGGGAAAGCATTGCAATTTCCATCGGCAAAAAGAAGATCACCGCGCAGAGGTGGAAAGACGCAGCTCTGGCCGTTCTGGGCGGGATGTTCGATGAAATTCCCATGATCGAAGAAATCCTCTCCCGCGCGTATGACGCGCGCGATTAAAAGGGCCGGTGTGCTGGGTATGCCGGGAAAGTGATAGAAAATCTACCAGAACCGGCAGAAACAGTCGCCCGGACAGCGGGCAAGGGAACAGCCCGGAAAGCTGTCTATAAAGGCAAGTTGGTAAAGCTCTATGCGCGTGTGCGATGAACCGCTTCCGCAAATCCTCTGAACCGCTCAGAAAAACAAACTTGCGAATACGCCAAAATAGAACGCCCTCGGCGGGTAACTCCGTCGAGGGCGTTAGTTTATATTATCACTCACCAAAACGCACTGTAAAGCCGTCCAGCGGGTCACAGTGATGCTTTTGAAGCATGGCGTTGATCTTCTTGTCCTGTTCGGTGCGATCCGGCGCGGTCACGGTGTAGGGGTGGCCGGGATCGTCCTCGTCATAGACGGCGGTGCAGCCGTGCGGAACAGAGAATGTGCCACGGTTATAGGGGTCAAAGTAAATGTCAAAGTCGAATTTCCGACGCAGGTACTTGTCTAGCATGAAAGAGCTTTTGTCCAGATCGGTGCAGAGCCGATACCCGGCGGGATCGTCAATCCACAAAAGCACGTTGCCGCCAACAAGAGCGCGGGCGGAATCCTCTGAAAGAGTGCCGCTGTACACCTTGCCATTGAACAGGCTGGACAGGATGCCGAACAGCTCTTTTTGTGCCGTGGCGGGAAGCTGCTCGATGCGGTCAACAGCAGTTTCAAAATCTACGCCGTCCAGCTTGTACTTGATTTTGCTGGGATCGTGGATGAAATCACCGGGCATAAGATTAAGCTCCATTGCAAGGCGGTACTGGTGCTTGCAAGGCCGGGTGTGGCTACCGCAAACACAGCCGTTCGGCACGTCCAGCGTGACAACGTAGTTGCCGTGTCTGCTACTGAAATAGCCGGTCTGACCGTCAATGCAGGTCGGTGTCATGTCGGCTTTGAGGGCGGCAAGGTAGCTTTTGAGCAGCGGGCCGTCAAACGGTGGGAATGTGGTTCACCCATTCTGGAACCTTATTTTCGTCGGGGGGGGGGTAACATTACGACACATATTTTCACCTCGTTATGTTCTTTTTTGCGTGTGGCCGGGGCGTTCCCGGCTGGCGCAAAATCTCCACTTCAATGATAGCGCAAAACGCGAATAAAAGCAACAAAACGAGAAAAGAAAATCCCCGGCGGGATGCCCGCAGGGGATGGAAGAAATTCGTGTTCAATTCGTGGGAATCGTGAACGTGCTGACCGGGATTCGTTCGGTGACGGTGAATGTGTAAGTGCCGGGGCTGGTTTCGTGGCCGGAAACATCGACGTTCTCCGGCGCAAGATGATGAACGGTGAAGAGCCGCATTTTTACATCCGCTTCCAGCACCTTTAACCGTTCGGAGGAAGTCGTGCTTTCCTGCTTGAAGTATTCTTTAGTCATTTCTTCCTGCATCTGGTTCAAGAGCTGGCGGACAAATTCGTTGGTTTCGCTGGTCATATTTCGTTGCCCTCTTTCGGATCGTTCTTCTTGAAGATGATCTTCGGGACGCTGGGCGGCTCACCCTGCTGTTTCATGTATTCGCTGATCCCGTTCGGCAGACCGACTGGAAAACCGTTTTCATCCAGCGGGCCGTCATAGCCGGAAAAATCTACCACATGAACCGTGGGCGGCTGGCGGAGCGTCTTGTAATACTGGCCGTCGCTGTAATTTACATCGGTTACATGATCCCACCACGCAATGTCGCCGTGTTCGTTCTGGGCGGCTTCCATAGCTGCGCGGGCTTGCTCTTCGGTGAATCCGTCAAAGGTCAGGCGGGAATCGTCGGCAAATTCGGCGACAACACGCCAAGGCGCGAAAAACTGGGCTTCGTTCACAAAAAGACCTCCTTTTTACGCATTTTGTAAAGCATAGTTCAATCTCTGGCACGAAAAATAGAAAATTCGTTGATGAAAGTATAACACAAAAAGCCCCGGCGGGGAACCGGGAGCGGAGATTCAGCGGGCCGGTCGCCGCTGAAAAGTAAAGCCGGGGTTACGTTCGGTCATTCGTGCAACAACCTTGTCCGCCTGATCTTTCGTGAACCGGGGCGCAAAAACTTTGTTCATGCCGCGCCTACCGCCCCACGGGTCGCAGAGGGTGAAATGCTGATCTCCAGGGCCTTTGCAGTAGATGAAGTAGTAAATCGTGCTGGCCGCGGGCATATCGGGGTATCTGCGGGGCGTGGAACGCGCGGCGACATCGACAGAGAACGCGGACAGCATCGCACACCCGAAAAGATGGGTGCAGCAGTTCGTTTTGTGGTCGAAGATCGCGGCTCCGTCCAGATCGCGCCCGTCTATGGCATATTCTTTGACCAGATAGGAAATTCGTGTGCGGGCTTCGGCGACGGTGCGGAAACTCATATCTTCATCGGTGAAATCGGCGGAAGCGCAGGTGATAACCTGATACCGGTGGTTCGGATCGTATTCACGCATGGTTTGTATCTCCTTTTCGTTTCGTGGTAGCCTTGCGGCTGGGGCTGGGCTGCTTTACGGTGCAACCCGGCTAGAGTATCCGTTTTATGCGTTGAGTTGTAAAAGCGTGGCTTTCGTGGGGATCAGATGCCGTGCAAGGGTGTCTGTGTAACTCGCTTCGCCCTCGTAGCTGTCCACGATCTTCTGCTCTGCCTTGCTCATGTCGTGATAGGCTTTCTTGCCGTAGGACGGCGGCAACCATCCTTTCTTCTGGCTGGCGAACAGGTTAAATGACTTCAAAATGTCATCATTTGAAAACTCAATGTGGCAAGTGCCTTTTTTGTAAAACGTGGCGGTGAAGTAGCGGAACTGCACGTTCTGGCTTTGTCTGCTCTCCTCGGCGGCTTTGAGCGTTGCCCGGAGTTCGTCGCCGTTGTACTTCTTGCCGTTCGTGTCGAGATAGTGCAGGGTGCGCTCGATTCGTGACAGGCAGCTCTCAGCGTTCCAACCGGGTTCAAACCGCCCGGAGTAATCACCCCACGCCGAACACCGAAAGATCACTTTCTTGCCGACTTTGTACGCTTCGTTCGTACACCAGCCGTTGTAGTAGTGGACATTCTTCGAGTATTCGGAATTGTAGTGCAGATTCGTCCAGTCGTCGAACAGTTCCACGATCTCGCTTTCGATGCCCTGCACGATGTTGGCGGACATTTCTTCCCGGATCGTGAGGATGTTGTAAGGGCTGAAATCGTAGTCAACCAGTTCGGAAACGCGGTTGTGATATTCGTCCTGCATCGCTCTGGTTAAGTTGTCCCGGATTTGGGGCAGGTCAAAGAGCTTTTGCCAGTACAAGCCGCGCAAGCTGCGGATCGCTTCGTTATAGCTCTTGTTGAAGTTCAGCACTTCGGTTTCCTTGTCGTCTGCGGTAGCAGCAGAAAACAGGCTCTTGATTCCGTTGTACTCTTCGTAGATACGGCGGATGCCTTCGGCGGCTGCGTTGTACCGTTCCACCGCGGCGGCGATGGGATCAGCAGACACCAGCGCGGCAAGCTGCGGATCGGCTTTCATGTGGTCGGTCATTTCGTTGTTGAGTTCCAACCGGATTTTGCTTACTGGCTCCTTGTCGGGAATGTCAACGGAGATCAACGCCACTTCAACGCGGGCGGCGCGGCGGGCGTTCTTGAAAGCGTCCGGGATGTATTTGATCTGGGCGTTGAGTTCGTTTAGCTTCTGCGCCAGCTCTTTCCGCTCGTTCGTGTAGGGGTTGCGGATGGTTTCGGCGTTGAGCAGACAGCGGATTTTGCCGCCGTCTTTCATGATCTCTAAAGCCTTGAGCAAGTGAGCAGCACCGGCGGAAAAAGGCGGGTTCATGATGATCGCCGCGTATTTCTTCGCGGGGCGGAACGTCAAGAAATCGTCATGGACGACCCGAAAGCCGTCTTTCTTCAATTTGGCGCGGAAGTCGCTGGACAGTTCCACACAGTCAAGATCAAACTCTTTCGCCTTGCTCGTGCTGTAACGGTCAAGTTCTCCCGTTTTGGGATCGTGCCGAATATCTGCGACGGCGTGAATCTGGCGGGCGAGTGCGCCGTCACCGGCGGACGGTTCAAGGATGGGCTGCGGTAGATGCTTCCAACCGTAACAGTTGCTATACAGTCCGTGCACCATCTTCCATGCAAGATCGTCCGGGGTGGGGTAAAAATCCCGGCTGTCGTTGGGGGTCGTCATGGTTCATAGCTCCTTTTCGTTTTGGATTCACCCCGGCGGGCTGTCGGGGCGGTGGGATCGGGTCGCTTTTGCGGTGCGGCCCGTCAAGGTATCCGTTTCACTGCTGAGCTAAAATCGTGCTCAACCATGTGGAAGAATCAGCGCAATCAACCATCTTCACAAAGTAGCGGCCCGTTACAAGCTGGAACGCATATTGTGTGGTGTAAGTGCCGCTGTACATTTCCCGGCTACAAAACTCTTCGATGTTGTTCCGGGTGTGCCAGTTGCGCGGCGGCAACACGTTCAGCGCGTCCTCATAGTCCTGTTTCGTGATCTCGACCATTTCCGGGGTGAGCAGCTTTTTCCGCTCAAAGTCCAGCCATTCGCCGTAGGTCATGACGGCATAAGAGCGGGCCTTTTCTTGTGCAAGGCGGCTTTCCCAAAATTTTCGGTCGCTTTCGTAGTCGCCGGACTCGATGATCTGGGTGATCCGCTGGATGCTTTCGGCGGTGCTCTTCCGGGCAGCGTTCAACACCTCTTCGGCGGTGCGGGGCGTGGGCCAGCCGGACACGGTGAAAGCGTAGATATGGACGTTGGGAACATCCACAACAACAAGTTCGTTCTTCTCTTCGTTGGCGGTCATGGTATAATCTCCTTTTCGTTTTCGTGATTCACCCCGGCGGGGTGTGGGGCTGGGCTGCTTTGTGCGGTGCAACCCGGCTAGAGTGTCCGCGCTGGAATCATGCCAGCACACCGGCGGCGATGCTTGCAAAGTCGAGCTGTTGGACACTGGGAACCATTTCGGGCTTGCTCTGCTCTTCTTCGAGTTCGTGCAAGGCCATCACAAAGGCGGCTGCTTCCCGGTCGCTGCTGATAAAGTCGTGCATCTTCTGCACCCACTGATCCACCAGCGCATGAAACGCGGGGTCATTCTTTGAACGGTTGTCAAACTCTTTCACCGCTTCCCGGTATTCGTGGCTTTCGTCGTCATCGTGAGAGCGGTACAGCCGGGAATAATGCTCACCAAACAGCTTTTCGAGCTTGTCCAGATCGACGACCGGGGCGGCGGGCTGCTTCTTTGCTTCCTCTACGGCGGTTCGTGCGGTGCGCCACTCAGCAAGGGCGGCGGCTTGTCCGGCGCGGTCGGTTTCGGGAACAGCAATAAAGCGGTTCATTGCATCCCGTGCGGCCTGTTCTGCCTTTTTGACGGCATCCGGGGCGGCTTTCGTGGTGCGGGGCTTTTTCACGGCCTTTTTCGTGGGCAGCGGCTCAACATGAACCAGTTCGGGAAGTTCGTGGTGCTCTTCAACAACGATCGGCGCGGGGCGGGCGGCTTCGGCGGCTGCTTTTTCGGCGGTTTCCTTTGCGGCCTTGCGTTCGGCTGCAAGCCGCTTGTTGTATGCGATGATCTCCGCCGTGGACTTGAACCGGGCTTGCGGGGCGGGCTTGCTGCTTTCGACCTGTAAGCAACTGAAAAGATGGGACTTCGTAGGGTAGTAATGCGGATCGGGTGCGGCTTCCTTGCCCTCTGCCGCGGCCTTTTCGCGCTGCTCTTTGCTGGGCTTCGTGGTGTACTTCCACAAGTAGCATTCAAGCAATGCTTTTTCGCCTTTTTTGACGCTCTTGCCCTCTTTCTTCCAGAAGTCGAACGTGTGCAGCTCGTCCGCTGCAAACATGATCTCAATGTCCGCGGCGGTGGCGGGCTTTTCGTTGCCGTCCTTGTCAATGATCTTGCAAGATGCAGCAACGGCGGCGATCTCTTCCGGGGTGTGGTGTGCGGTGGCGATCTGGTGCAGCGTGGCCGGGTCAAGACGTTCGGCGGCGGCGCGGATGATCTGTTTATTCGTCATGGTAAATACTTCCTTTCGTGTTTCGTTTTGTGGATCGTCCCGGCGGTGTGCCGGGGGAATGGGATCGGGTCGCTTTTCGTGGTGCGGCCCGTCAAGGTGTCCGGCGGGGTTCAATCTTCGGTTTCGTCGCAATCGTGGCAATACAGCGCGTCAATAACCTTGTCGTCGCTGAAATCGTCCGGGGTTCCGTTGGCATCGACCACAAGATCAATCCGGTCAAAAATCCGCAAATCGGTTTCGCCGTCCACCAGAAAATACCAGTCGTCGCCGTCCAGCGCGTCACTGCACCAGACTTCAATCTGGTTTTCGTTGGTGGCGGTCATGCCTTTCACAATGGCCGGGGCGATATACCGCCCCAAAGGGCCGACTTTGTAGGGACAGGCGGCAGCGGCGCGGGGTGCGCTGGACAGCAGCGCGGCGGCAAGTGCGGCGACGGTCAAAATTCGTTTCATGGTTGTTTCTCCTTTTCGTTTCGTGGTGTGGCTTTTCGCGCTTTTCCCCGGCTATTGTCGGGGCGTGGGATCGGGTCGCTTTTCGTGGTGCGGCCCGTCAAGGTATCCGGGGGTCATGCGTAAATTTCATTGAACACTTCGACGGCGTTCCATTGCACCGCCTTTTCACGCTGGGCAGCTTTCGCGGCGTTCTGGTCGCCGCCGTTGGCTTTCAATGCCATATAGAAAGCATCAACAAGGGCGGCTTTTTGCCGTTCGCGTTCCCGATATGCGGCGATCTGTCCAGCGTCATATACCTTGACCGCCCACGATTCATAGTGAATCGGGGTCAATGTTTCATGGTGCAAGCCCTTGCAGCGGTTCAGAACGGCAACGATCTTCCCGGTATCCTCATAAGTTGGGGCGGCGATGATGTAGCAAGGGACAGCGGCGCGGGCTTGCTTCTCGATGTTCCACCGGTGACGGGTGGCGATCTGGTTTATTTTCTTGTCGAATGCGGTCATGTTCTCGATCTCCTTTTGATTTTGATTCACCCCGGCGGGGCGGTGGCATAGGGTTGCTTTTGCGGCAGCGGTGCAGCCCTTGAAAGTGTCCGCTTGACTTTACCGGCGAAAGCTGGTAAAATCATTGCAAGATCGGGATGCGAAAACCTATCTTGCAAGCCTGTCACCCTTTACCGGGTGGCGGGCTTTTTCTTTTGCCATTCGGCAAGAAGAGCGGCCCAAACTGCCCGCTTGACGGCTTTCGGCAGCTTGAAAAACTCTTTATTCATGGCTTTCACCTCTTTTCTGGTTTGATTCACCCCGGCGGGGTGTTGGGATCGGGTCGCTTTCAGCGGTGCGGCCCGTCAAGGTGTCCGGCGGTTCATGCGGTGTAGTGGTTCGCGGCGGCGAAAATGTCCAGATCATCGGGGCTGTCAATCGCGCCCATCGGTTCGCCGTTGCGATAAACGACGTAATACGGGCCATAATCGGCGGCTTTCATGATCGACCCGTCGGGGGTCGTCCATGTTACGGCGTATTCGCCGGATTCAATCGCGGCGATCTTTTCGGAAAGTTTCATGCGGTTTGACCTCTTTTCTGTTTCGCGGTGTTTCGCTTGCTGTGGCTACATCATAGCATGATTCATGCAATGTGTCAAGCATGAATCATGCTATTTTACGAAATGCACAAAAAAGCATGATTCATTCCGTCAATTTTTGCATGGTGCATTCCGGGAAAATTTGATATAATGAGGACAGGCAGAAAGAGAGGTGACAAAAATGCCGCTCACAGACAAGAAAAGAATAACGAATGACCGTTATTTATCAAAGTTTGCGACAAAATCAATTAGAATCCCGAAAGAAATTGAAGAGGATTTGAACACAGCCGCCGCCCACGCCGGGGAAAGCGTGGCGGGGTATATCGTGAACGCCACGCGGGAAAGAATGGCCCGCGATGGATTCCAGCCGCCCGCCCCGGACGACACCCCGGAAGAATGACCGCCCCGGAAGAATGACGCGAAAAAAGAGGTAGACACGGCCCGCCGCCGCGTCTACCTCTTTTTTGTTGCCCGTTTTCCGTGGGGCGTTTTCCGTGGGCGGCTCGATGATGCCGCGACGGTAGGAGATCGCGCGCCCGCCGCCCGCCGCCGCTGGACAGGCCCACGCCCCGCGCCGCCCCGTGCCGGGCCGATGATGCCCCGCGCCGGTAGGAGATCGCACCCCGCCGCGCCCTACATAGCTATATAGGACAGGGAAGCAGCACACCGGCAGCACATCACACCAGCACCAGACAGCAGCCCCGCCCGCCATACGCCCGCCGCCGCGCCCCGCCGCCCTACATAGCTATATAGGACAGGACAGCCCCGCGCCGGGCCGATGATGCCGCCGATCTGCGCCCCGCGCCGGGCCGATGATGCCCGCGCCGGTAGGAGATCGCCCGCCGCCGCGCCCTACATAGCTATATAGGAGAGGGCAGCAGCACCCCGCCCCGCTGGACAGATCGCCCCGGACAGGCCGCGCCGATGATGCCCCGCCGCCGCCCCGCGCCGGGTCGAATCGGTGACAGGCTGTCACCAGTTCAGCCCGCCCCGCGATACCTTTAAGGATGCCCGCCGCCGGTGTTTTTCCGTCATTTTGCCGGGGTTTTGGGCTGTTTTGGCGGGATTTTTCCCGGATTTTTGGCAATTTTGACGGCTGAAAAGTCCGATTTTTCGGTCTTTTCTACCATATTCTACCATTTTTCGGGCCACCGGCAAGGTACTGGGGAGGAAGATTCTTCCACTCACGGGTCCGAAAGCCCGAAAATTTTCTAGGTATAGGGGCTTTTTTGCACTTCCCCGGAGGGGGGTCTGAAAAAGTTAGGGGGGATTTTTTCGGGAAAATTTTCAAAATGATACACTGTGATACACTTTTCCGGGTATAATGGGTACAGTGAAAAGTAAGCGAAGCTCCACGGCGTTATGTCGTGGGGCTTTTTCTTTTGCGCGGATTCGAGAAACGGGGTGCAGGAGTGATGCAGGATGCCGAAGCGGAACGACAAGCGCGACACCGCCAAGGCTGAGTACGTCAAGCGGCGGAGGTCGGGCGAGAAGATCAACCTCAAAGAGTTTGCGGCCACGCTGGGCGTGACCTACGGCACGGTTCGCAACTGGAAGAAGATCGACCGGTGGGAGGATGCCATAGAGCGCAAGCGCGGCGGGCAACCCGGCAACAAGAACAGCCGGGGCAAGAAGAACGCCAAGGGCAACACCGGTGGCGGTGCGCCGGACGGCAACACCAACGCCGAGAAAGACGGCGCATATAGTACCATCCACCTTGACCGGCTGACCGAAGAGGAACGGGCGTGGCTGGATGCGATACCCACCGGGGCCAGCGCGAACAACGCCTATGAGTTGAAGCTGCTGCGGATTCAGCAACGGCACATCATGGAGAAGATCGCGGAGTACGAGAAGTGCAACCCGGAAGAACTGTTCACAGCCACAATCACAGATATGCGCAAACCCGGCCCGGATGCCGAGGGCAAGACGGCGGACAGTGCCGTGCAGAAGATGGCGATGGTCAACAAAGACAGTGCATTTGTCCGGGTGACGCAGTTGCGGGAAGCTCTGAACAAGGTTTCCGGCAGAATCATTTCCCTTACGACCCAGATTCGCCAGCAAGAAGAATTTGAAAAGCGGTACGCTCTGGAACTGGCCCGCCTTGACATTGCAAAGATGCGGGCGACCGGTGAGGTGGACGTAGACCCGGAGGGGGACGAAGAGGATGAAGAAGAAGCTCCACACGACAAAGATAGTGGCGCAGTATCTTGACCTGTCCGAACGCCGGGTGCGCCAGCTCCGGGATGAGGGTGTGCTGGAAGAGAAAGCCCCCGGCCTGTATGATCTGCGTTCCAGTGTCCGGCGGTACATCAATTACCTGCGGGGCGATGAGGGCGGCAAGGCTGATCTCAACGAAGAGCGGGCGAAGCTGACCAAGGAAAAGCGAATCGCTGCTGAAACCGAGAACAAGGTGCGGAACGGTGAGCTTTACCGCAAGTCGGATATTATGACCGGCATGACCACCATCGTCATGAACCTGCGTTCGAGATTGCTTGCCCTGCCGAACAAGCTGGCAGCGAACATCGCCAAGCTGGACGGCGACGAGGACAAGATCATGGATTTGCTGCAAAGCTCCCTCCACGAGATCATGGAAGAGTTTTCAAATTATCAGGTCGCATTGGAGCGGCCAAAGGATGATGAAGATGAACAAGACGGAGAAAAAACCGGATAAACCCGGAAGCGAGTGCAAGGGCTGTCCGTGGGGTAAGCGCATCCATCAGCGGCTTATCCTGTGTATGTTCCCGGAATGCGTCAGGAGTGAGTCGAAACGTGAAGAAGAAACGGATCGTAAAACTTGAACCGCAGACCGTGGAGCTGTTCGCGGAGGTTTTGAGCAAGCTCCGTCCGCCGCCGCCGCTGACCGTCAGCCAGTGGGCGGACAAGTACCGGGTGCTGTCCGCTGAGTCCAGCGCAGAGCCGGGGCGGTGGCATACAGAGAAAGCCCCCTACCAGCGGGCTATCATGGATGCCATTGGTGATCCTCACGTCCGGTCGGTCGTCGTCATGTCAGCAGCGCAGATCGGCAAGACGGATGCTTTCATCCTCAACCCGTTGGGCTACTACATGGACTATGCACCCTGTCCGGTGATGTGTATGCAGCCGACCCTTGACATGGGACAAACGCTCTCGAAAGACCGCATTGCTCCCATGATCCGGGACACGCCCCGGCTTACCGGCCTTGTAGATACCAAGAGCCGGTACGCTGGCAACACCGTCATGAAGAAGAATTTTCCCGGCGGACACATCACCATTGTGGGTGCAAACAGCCCGTCCAGCCTTGCCAGCCGCCCCATCAAGGTGCTGCTGGCGGACGAGATCGACCGTTACCCCAAGAGCGCGGGAACTGAGGGCGATCCCCTTGATCTGGCAAAGAAACGCCAGACGACCTTTTGGGATTACAAGACCGTCATGGTCAGCACTCCCACCATCAAGGGAGACAGCCGAATCGAGGATGCCTACTTGCTTTCTACGCAAGAGGAATGGAACGTACCATGCCCGGAATGTGGAGCATACCAGCCGTTCCTCTGGGAGAACGTCAAGTTTGACCCGGACGATCTTGACAAGGGTGTGAGCTACGTCTGCCGGGAGTGCGGCTGCATCGCCAACGAATACCGGTGGAAAGAGCAGGGCATTCACGGCAAGTACGTTGCAGCCAACCCCGGCGCAGAAGCCAGAGGATTTCACCTGAACACGCTGGCTTCAACCTTTGTGGGCTGGAAAGAGGTCGTGCAGAAGTTCATAGAAGCCAAGATCGCCCTTGACCACGGAAACCCCGAACAGATGAAAGTTTGGGTGAACACCGAGCTGGGCGAAACGTGGGAAGAGCGTGGAATCCAGTTGGAGGACACCGAGCTGTTCAACCGCCGCGAAATCTACGCCGCAGAAGTGCCGGACGATGTTCTGTATCTTACTGCCGGTGTTGACGTGCAGGACGACCGCTTTGAAGTTGAGGTGGTCGGCTGGGGCGAGGGTGTGGAGAGCTGGGGCATCCGCTACCAGAAAATCTACGGCGATATGCTGTCGGATCAGGTGTGGGACGACCTTGATAACTTCCTGCTCCAAACGTGGCGCAAGGCGGATGGCACGGCCTACCCACTGTTGGCTACCTGCATCGACTCCGGCGGACACCACACCGACGCGGTGTACCGGTTCGCCAAGGAGCGGCTTAACCGCCGTATCTTTGCGATCAAGGGCATGGGCGGCAGCGGAGTCCCGTTCATCCGCAACCCGTCCAAGAACAACCGCGTCAAGGCGGAGCTGTTCATTCTAGGCGTTGACGCTGGCAAGACGACCATCTACCAGCGGTTGGAGGTCAAGACCCCCGGACCGAACTACTGCCATTTCCCGTCCAACCCGGAAGCGGGTTACACGGAGGAATACTTCAAGGGCTTAACGGCTGAGAAGAAAGTGGTGCGGTTTGTGAAAGGCCGCTTGAAAGAATACTGGGAAATCAAAGACAAAGAGCATAAACGAAACGAGCCGTTGGACTTGCGCAATTACGCAACCGCGGCTCTTGCCATTTCTCGCCCTGTGCTGAAAAAGACGGACGCAGACGGAACCACCGTCCAGCCGGTCAAGAAAGCGCGGGGCCGTCGTCAACTTTCGGGAGGTATCTAAATGGCAGGAATTACGCTGGAAACAGCACAACGGATGCTGGACGTTTGGGTAGCCGCCGAAGAGAGCGTATCGCACGGCCAGAGCTACCAGATCGGCAACCGGTCGCTGACCAAAGCCGACCTGACGCAGATCGGTAAACGAATCGAATACTGGTCGAACAAGGTGACGGAACTTTCCCGTCAGCGGAACGGCAGGAACCGGATGGGGCATTTTGTACCCCGTGACCTGTAAGGGAGGGCTGACATGGGAATGTTTGATAGCCTGCTCACGGCGATTGCCCCGGAGCGGGCGGTGAAACGTGCTGCCGCACAGTCGGCAATACGGGCAATCAATTCGGGCTACTCCAACTATGGAGCCAGTCTGCACAAGAAATCCATGCGGGGCTGGACATGGCACGGAGGAAGCCCGAAAGAGGACATCGAGGATAATCTTCGAGTCCTGCGGGAAAGAAGCCGCGATGCCTTTATGGGCGTTCCGCTGGCGACCGGTGCAATCAAGACGATGCGCACCAACGTGGTGTGCGGCGGCTTGACCCCGACACCCCAGATCGACAACGCCTTTCTGGGTATCTCCGATGAAGAAGCCCAGAAGATCAACGCCCAGATCGCACGGGAGTTTGGCCTGTGGGCGAACAAACCGACCTGCGATGCAGACCGGCTCGATAACTTCTATATGCTCCAACAGCTCGTGTTCACGGGTTTCCTGCTGAACGGTGACGCTGTGGCAGTGCTGCAAAACAAGAAGTCGCCCGGTGTGCCGTATGATCTGCGGCTGCGGATCATCGAAGCCGACCGGTTATGTTCGCCCGGCTTTATGGATGTGCTTTCGCCTTGCGAGATCAACGGTCGCCATGTTGAAAAGATCGTGCAAGGTGTTGAAACCGATGCAGCGGGAATGGTCGTTGCCTACTGGATTTGCGACCGTCACCCGCTGGCAAGCACGGCGGCGGCTGGCCTTGCAGCATCACACTGGACAAGGGTGGAAGCCTACGGCGCAAAGACCGGGCGGCAAAACATCCTGTGCCTGATGCAGCGTGACCGCGCCGGTCAGGTACGGGGAGTGCCGCTGCTGGCTCCGGTGCTGGAAAGTTTGAAGCAGCTGGGCCGCTTCACGGACGCAGAACTGACCGCAGCGGTCGTCAGTGCCATGTTCACGGTTTTCATCAAGAAAACGGATCAGTCTGACGAGATACCGTTTGGCGAGATGCTTCCGCCGGAGGTGCAAGTGGATGCCCCGGACAAAACCAGTGTAGAGCTGGCTCCCGGCGCGTTTATCGACCTGAATCCCGGCGAAGATGTACAGTTTGCAGACCCCAAACATCCGACCACGGGATTTGAAGCGTTCATGAACGCCATTGTGAAGCAGATGGCCGCAGCGTTGGAAATTCCGTCCGAGGTGCTTTACAAACAGTTCAGCACAAGTTACTCAGCGGCGCGGGGCGCACTGAACGAGTTCTGGCGAACAACCGGGATGCACCGTGACTGGTTTGCAGATTATTTCTGCCAGCCGGTCTACGAAGCATGGTTCCGGGAAGCTGTGTGCAAGGGCAGGATCAAAGCCCCCGGTTTTCTGGTTGACCCGGCTGTGGCCGCGGCCTACATGAACTGCACATGGAACGGCCCGGCACGGACAAACCTCAACCCCAAGGATGAAGCCGCAGCCGCCCAGATGCGGGTGAACAGCGGCTTCTCTACGGCAGCACAGGAAACCGCCCAAATGACCGGCGGAAGTTACGAAGCAAATATGCGGCAACGGAAATCCGAAGCCGCACTGAAACGGGAGGTGGACGAAATTGCAGGAGCACAAGCACAACAGCAAACCGCTGTTCCTGAACGGAACGGCGGCGACCCCGGCAAAGACGAATAATAAGAAATTTTGGGAGTTCCGCAATGCAGCCGACACCGGCGGCACGGCGGAACTTCTGCTTTATGGCTACATCAGCGAAACGAGCTGGATGGGCGATGAAGTGACCCCGAAAGAGTTCGCCGCTGATCTTGCGACGATCCCGGCAACGGAGGATTTGACGGTGCGCATTTGCAGCGGCGGCGGCGACGTTTGGGCTGCACAGGCAATCGGTGCGCTGCTGGAAAACCGGATCGGCACAGTCACGGCACAGATCGAGGGCATTTGCGCCAGTGCCGCAACCATCGTGGCAAGCCATTGCAAGGTGGTAAAGGCGGCGGAAGATGCAACCTACATGATCCATCCCATCCGGGTGAACCCGAACGGGTTTGTGGACATGGCGGGCTTGCAGCAGCTTATGGATGCGCTGACCGTGATGCGTACCAACGTGCTGAACCAGTACGCCAAAAAGACCGGCCACACCGTCGAGGAAGTGGCGGCGTGGATGGATGCTACATCGTGGTGGTCTGCAAACGAAGCCAAAGAACACGGCTTTGTGGATGAAGTCACGACCGGCAACCAAACCAAGGCACAGGTCGAAAACCGCAACGGTGCGCTGTTCATCAACAGCGTTGCCGTGCCGGGTGCTTTCGACGATGCCCCCGAATTTGTACGAAACCGCGCTGTGGTGGCCCCTGCCGCAGAGGACGGTTTTGTAAATACCACCGACAACAGCAACCCGGCGGAAGAGCCGGACAACGACAACGGAGGAACCGAAATGGAGTTCAAGAACAAAGAAGAGCTTCGGGCGGGCTGTCCTGATCTGGTCAATGAGATCGTGAACGATGCCCGTGCAGAAGCACAGAAGCAGGAACGTGACCGTCTTGCCGCCATTGACGAGATCGCAGACACCATCCCGTCCGAGCTGGTGGCAGAAGCCAAGTATGGCGCAAAGGCTTGCACCGCACAGGAGCTTACCTACCGCGCCGCTCTGGATGCCAAGAAGAAAGGCCATAAGCTGCTGGACGATGTGCAGGACGACGCACAGGCCAGCGGCGCAAATGCCGTGGGCGGTGCAACCGCTGGCGGTGTGGGCGGTACTGGCGTGACCAACACCAAGCCGACCGATGCCGAGAAGCGGGCCGCTTTCAAGAACCTGCTGCACCCCAAAAAGGAGGACTGACCTATGGCAACTAAGATGCTGAGTGAAAAGCTGGGCGAGGTCGAGTACGACAACCTGATCGTGGGTCTGACCCCGCCCAAGCGCGTCGGTGCTGGCAAGATCGCAAGCACCGGCAGTAAAGAAGCGACCTATACCCGCGGTACTGTGTTCGCCAAGAGCGCAAAGGACGGCAAGCTGTACATTCTGGGCAGCACCGCAGCTTCCGGCGACACGCTGACCGCTGACTGCATCCTGACCGACGACGTGACCGTCCCGGCCACCGGCGATGCGACCACCACCGTTTATCTGGCTGGCTGTTTCAACCCGGACAAGCTGGTGGTCAAGGACGAGTACACCATGACCGAAGCGGACAAGAGCGCACTGCGCATGAACGGCATTGCAGTCCTGCCCGTGACTGAGATGTGAAAGGAGGATACATACAATGGCTGAGATTCTTCTGAATTTCTTCGACAACATCATTCTGGCAGCAGCCGTTGAAGAGGTCGTCCCGGCGGTCGGCTTCTTCAAAGATCGCTATTTCCCGACCGGTGCAGGTGACATTTTCAAGGCCGACAAGGTTATTACCGAGTACCGCGATGGCGACCGCAAACTGGCCGCGTTTGTTGCTCCCCGTGTTGGCGACATTCCCATGACCCGCAGCGGCTATGAGATCACCAGCATCAAGCCCGCCTATATCGCACCGTCCCGTCTGCTGACGCTGGACGAGCTGACCAAGCGCGGCTTTGGCGAAGCAATCTATCCCGGCATGGACGAGCAGCAGAGAGCCGCCCGCCTGCTGGTGGATGATATGGCCGACATGGATGCCCGCATTACCCGCCGCGAAGAGTGGATGGCTGCGCAGACCATGATTAACAACGGCTGCGATATGGTGGAGTACATCGACGATGTGACGCAGGGCGACACCAAGCAGGTGCGCTTCTTCACCGGCGAAAAGAGTAACCACCTGTATACCGTGGCAAAGAAGTGGAACGAGACTGGCGGCGATTACCGCAGCGATGTGCGTAATATGTGCCGTATGCTGTCCTCCCGCGGCCTGCCCGCTGCCGATCTGGTTCTCGGTACGGATGCTGCTGACTACATCCTGACCGATGAAGCAACCCAGCGGCTTCTGGACAAGAACAGTGGTATCATCACCGGCGAGATTCGCCAGCAGCTTTCCAAGTACGACGGTGTTGTGCTCATGGGCACTCTGAACTTCGGCGGCTTCATGCTCACCGTGTTCAGCGTCGATGAAACCTACTCCGACGACCACGGCCTGACGAAGAAGTATTTCCCCGCCGATGCTGCTATGGTGACTGCTCCCAACTGCGGCCACATGATGTACGGCTCCATCACCCAGATGGATTACGGTCAGGTGAACTACTCGACCTATGCTGCAAAGCGTGTTCCGAAGTTCGTCGTGGATCAGGACAAGGACACCCGCAAGCTCCGTCTGGGCTGTCGTCCTCTGGCCGCTCCCAAGAACAAGAACCCGTACATCTTCGCCGCAAACGTGGTGGGCTAAACCGGAAAGGAGCAGCTACATGAAAATCGTTCAGATCATCGCCGGTGGTTACGGCCACCGTCCCAAGGCAAACGCCCCCGCCAAGCTGATTCTGGCGGGGGAATTTGTTTGCCTTGATGATGCCGAAGCTGACCGCCTTGTGCAGCAGGGCGTGGCAGTCTATGGCGAACCGGACGAGGAAACCCGCGAGATTGTGGAACAGGCAGATGCCGACGGCAACGAGCCTGAACCGCACCCCGCCGCGGCGGACAAAACGCCCCGCAGGAAGGCCCGCAAGACCTCTGCGGAGTAAACGGGTGCGACCATGACCGACTTTCTGGAAATGGCAATGGCCGACATTGACGAGGTTTTCTTTCAAGAGTTTGTCGAAAAGCACACCATCGACGGAGAAGAGTTCGATGTTGTGCCGTATGAGGTAGACCTGAGAGAACGCAAGTCGCACTGGGAAGCCGGAGCCAAACAAAACTTCGACCAAGGACTGTATATTTCTCAAAAGCAGTTTTTTGTTCGCGTTGCTGATTATGGCCCTGCTCCTAAAATCGGGAAACCGATGGAGTACGACAAGATCACCTACTCGGTGAAGAGCTGCCAGACAGAACATGGTCTGTATTTGGTCACGTTGGAGAGGGTGCGGCAGTAATGGCAAAAGCAATCTATGACGTGCAAGTGCCAAACATCGGTGAGGTGGAACGTGCGCTCGGCGATCTGCATGACAAGGCTCCCAGAGCCATGAAGAATGCAGTCAACCAGACCGCCACGAGAGCCAAGAACATGATGGTTCGGCAGGCACGGCTTCGGTACGCCGTCAATTCCGCCGGTCGCCGTCACCTGAATGCGTTGAAAATCCGCAACAGGGCGACGACGCAGAACCCCACGGCGGAGATTTTTATTTCCAGCCGCCGAAACGATCTGGGCGATTTTCAGTCAAACCCGGCTGTTCCTCACATGGGAACAAGCTGGGTTTTGTCGCCTGAGTTCCACACCTCCCGTGTCTTGAAGAAAAATCCGATGGCCCCGCTGACCGGCGGACAGACCGATTACGGTCAGGCGAGTAAGGGCTTTCTGGTGAAGTTCGACAGTGGACACGTTGGCATGGTGCAGAGGATTCTCGGTCGTCCGGCGACAAACCCGAAATCGACAAGATGGAGGAACAGGAACGGCATCGTAGAAAAACTCTACACCATGTCCAGCCCGTCGGCCAGTGCTATGCACAGTACGGTATGGCGGGAAGAGGTGGAGCCGGACAGCGAGATCATCTTGCAGGAGCGGTTACAGCATGAGGTGTCCAAGATTCTGCTGCAAGCCGGGAGGAAAGCAAAGTGAGAGAAAGAAACTATACGCCGGTTGACGCTGTGAAGTGTCTGCACGAAGAGCTTGAAAAACTCTTTGAGGGCAAGACGTTCAGCGGTCAGGGCGAAGATAAGCCGCTCAACATCTTCGACTTTGAATTTCCGACCGACTTCGGCAACGACGAAGATGTGGACACAGTAGCCGCCGCCGCCCCGTTTATTCTGGTCAAGGCCGCAGGTTGGAGCATCGACAAGATGGAAGAACCGGAACTGGTGGACATGAGCCTGATTATTTGTACATACCAGACACCCAGCCGCAATAAGGCGGAGGGAGCGCGGGACATGAAAGCCCCGGCGGTGCTGGATTTGTACAACATCATGCAGGATTTGGCCCAGCATTTCCGCGTCTACAACGTCTTTGGCGATTACTTCAACGTGCTGCTCCCCATTGATTGTGCGATCCAGCAGGATAACACAAGTCCGTACTACTTCGCTACCGTGCAGATGGACGTGACCTGCCCCAGCATGAGCAGCGAGAACAACCCGGAAATTGAGGTGTTAATATGAGCGAGAGAAAGCAGACCGCCGCAGAGAATACCGCAGCGGTGGAAAAGACCGGCCCTGTTGTGTACTGTGGCCCGTCCGTAAAGAACACTGTGAAGCAGTTTACCGTGTACAGCGACGGCGACGCGCTGCCGGATGCGGTGACTGACTTCATGAACAGAATCCCGGCGGCACGGGGCCTGATGGTTCCCATCGCCGACTTCGCAAATACTCGCGCAGCTCTGGAAAACCCCAAGAGCGGCGCGGGTATTATTTTTGCCGCGGTTAAGGCGGCACTGAACTAAAGGAGGGAGTAACGCATGGCAGTTTATAAGCATGGCGTTTACGTCACTGAGCAGCCGACCGGTGTTGTTGCACCGGTACAGTCTACCGCTGGTTTGCAGGTGGTGATCGGTACTGCGCCGATCAACCGCGCCAGCGACCCCTATCACTGCACCAACACCCCGATGCTGGCAAACACCCTGAAAGGTGCGACCGCAGCGGTCGGTTATAGCAACGACTACGACAAGTACACCATCTGTCAGAGCATGGGGGCCTGTTTCAAGGTGATGGGCGTTGCGCCGGTGATCCTGATTAACGTCCTCGACCCCAACAAGCACAAGAAGGACATGGCAGAAACCACCGTGCAGGTCAACAGTGGCGTTGCAACTGTGGAGCAGAAAGACATTCTGCTGGACAAGCTGGTTGTCAAGTCCGCATCTACGACCCTGACCGCTGGCACGGACTACACCGCAGCCTTTGACGATGACGGTTATGTGACCATTGCCATCATCTCCGGCGGAAAGGCCGCGAGCGCAACCAGCCTGACCGTGAGTGGTGTGCAGATCGACCCCGATGCCGTTACCGCCGCCGACATTGTGGGCGGTGTGAATGCCAAGGGCGTAGAAACCGGCATGGAGGTAATCCGTCAGATTTACCCCGCGCTGAACATGACCCCCGGTATTCTGCTGGCTCCCGGTTGGTCGGAGAATGCTACCGTTGCCGCTGGCTTGCAGGCGAAAACCGGCAACATCAACGGCGTGTTCCGAGCTGTTTGTATCGTGGATATTGACAGCTCTGCCACAGGCGCAACCACATACACCGAGGTAAAGCAGCAGAAAGAGAAGCAGGCGGTCACTAGCCCGAACTGCTACCCTGTCTGGCTGTATGCCAAGGTGGGTGATACGCGCTATGCTGGCTCCGCTATGGCGGCGGCGCTGACTGTGGCGACCGATGCGGCCAACGGCGACATTCCTCATGTCAGCCCGTCCAACAAGACGCTGGCAATCTCTGCCGCCTGCCTGAAAGACGGTACGGAGGTGCTGCTGGATCAGGAACAGGCGAACGTCGTCAACTCGTTCGGCGTGGCAACGTGGCTGAACATGAACGGTTTCAGACTGTGGGGCAACAACACCGCAGCGTATCCGGGCACTACCGACCCCAAGGATCGCTGGTTCAGCGTCCGCCGCTTTATGAGCTGGGACGACAACACGTTCATTCAGACCTACTTCCAGAAGGTCGATGATCCTCTGAACAAGCGTCTGATCGAAGCTCTGGTGGACAGCGAGAATGTGCGCGGAAACAGCTTTGTCAGCCGTGGCATTTGCGCCCGCCATGAGATTCAGTACATCGAAAGCGAGAATCCCACCACCTCGCTGCTGAACGGCTGCATCACGTTCCACAAGTACCTGTCCCCGTTCAACCCGGCGGAGGACATCGAAGAGCTGGTGGAGTTCGACCCCAACGCGATCTCTGACGCGCTGGGCGGCTAAACGAGAAAGGAGGATATGAGTTATGGCACTGGATACTAACCTGACCCCGGAAATTGTCAACAGTTTCAACGTCTACATTGACGGCGTGAAAGCCATCGGCACGGCCCCGGAGATCACCCTGCCGCAGATCACCTCGGAAACTATTGATGTTTCCGGTTCTGGCATCCTCGGCAAGATCAGCACACCGAACATCGGCCAGTTTGAGAGCATCGAGCAGGAGGTTTCTTTCAACCTCGTGTATTCGAGCTTTGTCAACGTGCTGTCCCCGAAGCGTCAGGTCAATCTGACTTTCCGTGTGGCGCAGCAGGCGGTCGATAAGAGCCTTGGCTATGCCTACAAGGGCCTGCGAATCGTCGAGATCGGTCGTGTCAAAGAGTTCACTCCCGGCAAGATCAAGGCGGGCGAGGGCATGGAAGCAAAGGTCAAGCTCGAACTGACCTACCTGATGATCGAGAACGACGGCGAAGAGATTATCGCCATCGACAAACTGAACGGTATCTACCGTGTGCAGGGTGAGGATATGCTGGCGGATGTTGCCGCTCTGATCTGATCCCAAAGGAAACGAATGACCGCCCCGAAAGACCGGGGCGGTCAATTTTTTGTATCTGACAGAAAGGAAACTTCATCATGGAGAAGAACATTTCTACCGCCGCAGAGCCGACCAAAACCGCAGAGGTCAAGAAGAACCCGAAGATCATCGAGCTGGCCCGTCCCTATAAGTTCGACGACAAGGAGTATACCGAGATCGACCTGTCCGGTCTGGACGGCCTGACCATCAAGGACGCGGTGCTTATCATCAAGAAGCTGTACAACGAGGGTGAGCTGGCCGCGATGATTACCCCCGAAACTGCCACCGCATACACCGACGCTCTGGCCGCAGCAGCAACGAAGCTCCCCATTGAGTTCTTCCAGTTGCTTCCCATCGGCGCAAGCAAAAAGGTACGCCAGACCGTACAGGCATCCCTCCGCAGCGCGACGGCAGAGGACGGCGACGACAAGGACGATCATAGCCACGTCATGAAGTTCGGCAAGCCCTATACCTACAAGGGCGAAACCTACACTTCCGTTGATCTGTCCGGTGTCGCCAACATGACCGGCATGAATGTCCGTCAGGCGGAGAACCGCATGGAGGAAGAGGACATTCGCGCAGCAGAAAAGACCCTGAACTACTACTACTGCTGCCTGATCGCTTCTATGGCGACCGGCAAGGATGTTGCGTTCTTCCTCGGCCTGCCCCTGTCGGAAGCTGTGCAGCTCCGCGCAGGTGTCAACCACAAGGATTTTTTCGCTTAAAGGGCGGCTACAAAACAATCAGAAAGGCGGCGATAGCTCTCGCCACAGTCACGCACACAAGCGCAGATTTTTACCTGAACTTGCCTGTGCGTGAGCTGGTGGAGATTCACGGGGAGGTTGCGGAGGAATGGCAAAAAATCAAGAACTAGAGCTTTCCATCCTGATCGGCGGTCACGTTGACAATTCGCTTGCACAAGCGGTTAAGCTGGCGAACACGCAGATCGGGAGCGTTGCAAACGGAGCATCGAAGTTCGCGGCGAATATTGCCAAAGGCGCAGTAGCCGCCGCCGGTGGCGTAGCCGCGGGAGTGGTGAACACCACGAAAGAAGCGGTGGCGTTTGAAAGCGAAATGCTGGATGTGACAAAGTACGTTAGCGGCCTGACGGACGACAACGGAAAAGTCGTCAAGGAAAACTACGATGAAATGTCGAAAGGCATTCTTGATTTAAGCACCCAGATTCCGTACACCGCCGAAGAGCTGACCCGCCTTGCGGCTGCTGCTGGTCAGTCCGGCAAGAACATGGACGACTTGCTTGGCAAGGAGCAGTTCTTGAAAGACGTTGCCGAAATGGGAACGGCTATGGACATTTCCGCAGATCAGGCGGGCGACTGGGCCGCAAAGTGGGAAGTTGCATTTGATACGGATCATGAGGGTGTCATGAAGCTGGCCGACCAGATCAACTATCTGGGTGCGCATTATGCAACGACCGCCGCAGAAATTGCACAGACGGTGAACGATACCGGCTCCCTTGGCATGATCGCCGGTATGGACACGGATCAAACGGCGGCACTGTCCACCGCTCTGCTGGCGATGGGCGTAAACTCAAACACAGTCGCAACGTCCATTCGCCGTATGTACACCAACTTGACGATGGGTTCCAAAGCAACAAAGGCACAGCATGAAGCCTTTGAAGAGTTGGGGTTCAGCGCGACACAGTTTGCAAAAGATATGCAAAAGGTCGATGCAAACGGCAAGTCCCTTGCACCGGAAGCATTGAAACGGCTCTTCACAGCAATAGGCCAGCAGGACGAGGATAAACAGGTTGGCTATCTGAAAACGCTGCTCGGCCAATGGGCCATTGAGAGCGGCGCAAAGCTGACCGGAAACCTCAAACTGTTCGTGGACACGCTGGACGATGTAAGCGATGCTTCTAAATACACTGGCAGTATGTACAAGGAGTTTATGCTGAAATGCGAAACCTCCGAATCCGTACTGGAAATGTTGAGCAACGCATGGCGGGCTGTCCGTATCGAGGTTGGAAACAATTTCCTGCCAATTCTGAAAGACGTTGCGGGGTTTGGGCTTGATAAGCTGAACGACTTCCGCGCAGCCCTGCCGGATATAACGGCACGGGTAAAGGAAGTAATCGAGTACCTGCTGAATAACGGCGACAAGGTAGCCGCCACAATCGGCGGCATCGGTGCGGCGTGGGCTGGTATGAGGTTCGCACCGCAGATTCTTCAAGTCGTCAGCGGGGTCACAAAGGGAGTGAGTGGAACCGCTACCGGCGGCGGGAAGATTTTCAACGGTATCCGCACCATTGCCAGCGGCATGAGCTACGGCGCACAGATGGCGGGCATCCAGCCTCCGTCCATCGGCCCGCAGCCGCAAAACTCGTTCCTGAAAAATATTGCGACTAAGGCGAACGGTGCGGGTGTTGGCCTGTGGGCTACACTGAAAAACTTTACCGGCCTGACAAAGAACGATGGAAAAACAAAAATCGACTTTGTTCGAGACGTTATGGGCGCATCGGAACGCGGGCAGACCATCCGGCAGAGCTTCCCGGCTCTGAACCGAATTGCGGTTGCCGCAGGTGATGTGGGGAAAACCCGGATCGGAACGGCGGTTACAAATCTTCCCGGAACCATTGCGAAGCAGGGCGTTGGCTTCCTGAACAGCCTGAACATCGCTCCCGGATCGAAGTTTAACAGCGTGATCTCTAGCATGGCGGCAAGCACCGCTATGACGAAAGGTAATGCGTCGCTATCGGCACTCGGAAGCGTTTTTGCGCAGACGGGAGCCGGAAAGAAGCTGTCCGGGATGGCGGCGAATGTTGGTACATTCCTGTCCGACATTCCCGGCGGGATCAAAGGCGGCATTGCAAAGGGTGGCGTGAATTTCCTGAACGGATTGAACATTGCCCCCGGTTCTAAGCTGAACAGCGTGATCTCTAGCATGGCGGCAAGCACCGCCACGAAGAGCGGCGGCGAAGCGTGGACGCAGATCAAGGGCATTGCGGGTCAGACGAAAGTTGGCAAGGCTGTGTCCGGCGTGGCGGACTTCGGCGGAAAGGCATTCGGGCTGGGTAAAGCTGTGGCATCGCCCGTCCTGAAAGGCGGCTTCAATATCTTCGCGGGCCTTATGTCTACATTCGGCCCGGTGATCGCCGGTCTTGGTTCTGTGATCGCGGTGGTCAGTCTGCTGGGAGATCACTTCGAGGACATTCGCCAGATCATCGGACAGGTGTTTGGCGAAAAGGGTCTGACGCTCTTTGATGGATTCACCGGGAAAGTGCAGGGCATCGCGGGGAACATCCACGATACCTTGAGCAATGCTTTCTCACTGGAAAACCTGCAAAACATCCAGCAAGGTTTAAGCGGAAAGAGCATCCTCGGAATTGACGATCTAGGGACTACGTTCGGTGCAGTGATCCCAATCATCGAATCGGTAAAGGGCTTGATCGGTCAGATCGTAGACCTCGGCGTGAACCACATCAAACCGTTACTGGCGGATGTGCTGAGCTTCGCGGTAAACGATTTGTTCCCGGCGGTGTCGCCGCTGATAAGCATGATTATCAGTCTGGTCGGCACGACCCTGATAAATGCGATCAAGCTGGTGGTCGATGTAATCCACGGCCTGCTGCCGGTGATCGAGCCTGTGATTCAGTCTATCGTTGGGCTGATAAAGGGCATCGTATCGGTGACGATTACGGTCGTCAACGGTATCATTCGCGCCCTGAATAGTTTCTCGTTCACGGTTCCCCAGTGGCTTGAAAATGTCCCGGTGGCGAAGAACTTCGCCGGTAAGACATTCGGCTTCAACCTGTCGGAAGTGGCAATGCCCGCTTTCGCCAACGGCGGCTTTACCCGCGGGGTGAGTATCGCCGGTGAAGCTGGCACAGAAGCCGTCATTTCTTTCAAGCCCAGTGTCCATGACAGCAACGTGGAAAACTGGGTGCGGGCTGGCCGTATGTTGGGCGTGTCCGGTGAGGATGCGACCCGCGCAGCCGGTGTGCAGAACGTCCAGTATTTTGCGAACGGCGGTTTCACCGACGGAAGCAAGGAAAAGCTGAACAACCTGATCGACTTCTCCAAAGCCTATGCCGACTACGCTCTGCGCTCCAACGGCATCCGCACGGCGGGGGACGCAGCATCTATGCTGTGGACGGTCGCCAACAACTCGCTGGCCGGTGACGGCTCTCTGGCTCTGGCAGCTACCAGCATTGCCGCTGATGTTGCCCCGCTGGTACTGAACAAGTATTTTGGCGGAAACAGCACGATCACCTCTATGTTGACCGAAGCGGCCAAGACCTATAATGGCGGCACGGTGCTGTCGAGCTGGGAAAACGGTGTTCTGACCGACACCGGAACACCGCTCTATATGCTGCCGCAGAGGGACACCGAGAAAACCCTGCCGGATATGCCGTCCAGTGCCTACCGCGCCGCGGGCGGCGGTGACGGCGGAAGTTCCAACAGCATCAAGGATTCCCAGTTTGTCTTTTCGCCGCACATCACTGTCGGCAGCGGGACAAACATGGAAGAGCTTGAACGTGAAATGCGGAAGCTGTTTGAAGAGTTCAAACAGGAAATGCGTGAAAAAGAGCGTGAACAGGGCCGTGTCAAATATGCTTCGTAAGGGGGTGGCCTGATGGCGTACACGACAAAGAGCGGCGACACTTGGGACGGCATTGCGAAAACCGTCTACGGTGACGAGCTGAAAGCCGATGTGCTGATGGCCGCAAACCGGGAGTACATCGAGATTTACAGATTCGATTCCGGCGTTGAGCTAGTCACGCCGGACATTGAAGAAGAGGTGGCGGCAAACGATAATCTGCCGCCGTGGAAAAGGTAGGTGGTGATATATATGATTGCGATTCAGCCCAGAAAAACGATCCTGAAATTGGAGTACAACGACACCGATATTTCCGGGGACATTTCCGGGGATGTGGAGAGCTTCACCTATAACGACCGGGGGGCAGATTCGAGCGACAGCATTTCCATCAAGGTAAACGCGGTGGATAATAAGTGGATCAACTCGTGGTTGCCGGATAAGGAAGCTGTGCTACACCCGACACTCTGCACGAAAAACTGGATCGTGCAGGGTGACAGCACCCCGCTTGACTGCGGGACGCTGGTGGTGGACGATCTCAGCTATTCCGCTGGGCCGTGTGTGCTGACCATCGGCGCGGTGGCCCGTCCGAACGGAACGAGCTTTCACGAAAAAAACCAAGAGTGCGTCTGGAAAAAGACCTCCATCAAGCGCATCGCTCAGACCATTGCCGACCGGTACGGGCTGGGGTGCAGCATGGATGCCGAGGACGTGGACATTGCGTTGAAAGAGCAGGACGACACGGATAGTTCGTTCCTGCAAAAACTTTGCAGCACCTATGGCCTGATCCTCAAAACCTACCGGAGCAAAATCTGGATTTTTGATCGTGAGCAGTACAAGAAAAAGGATGCAGTAGCAACCTTTACCCCGGCGGACATTGTGCCTAACTCTTTGAGCTGGAACACAACGCTTTCCGGGACGTACACCGGCGGAGAGTTCACCTACTCGAACCAAAAAAAGAAAGTCAACATCAAGGTCACAATCGGTACTGCCGACAGGATGCTGAAACTGAACCAGTATGCGTCCAGCGAAGCGGACGCAAAAAGGCAGCTTCAAGCGGCCATCGACAACAAGAACCATTCGGCCACGACCATTTCTTTTTCGACGATGGGAAACCTGAGTCTGTGTTCGACCATGTGCATCAATATAAAGGGACTAGGGAAACTGAACGGGAAGTATTACATGGACACCGTGAGCCACACGCTGAACAAATCTTCCGGTCTGGTGACGAAAGTTTCTGCAAGCAGAGTGGGAGGGTAACAGCATGAGCAGCGTTATCCGAATTGGCTCTGTGTCCAAGGTGAACTACGAGGACGGAACCATTGAGGTTACATACGAGGATCGCGCCGATTCGGTCACGGATGAAATCTGCATGGTTTCCAATGCCATGTACCGGATGCCGGTCGTAGGCAAGCTGGTCTGCGTCCTCCACAACTCCGACAGTCAGGAAATGGGAACGTGCATCGGCACGATCTGGAATGAGGACAACAAGCCCGTCGAGGGCAAGAAAGGCCGCTACCGGCACGACTACAACGACGAGCAGGGAAAAGCATTTGAGCAGTACGACGGCGACACCGGCGACTACACGGAAACCATCGACGGCAATGTGAAAGAAACCGTTGGGAAGAACGTGGAGTACACCGTCAAGGGTGACATGACTTTCAAGGTGGGAAGTTCCACCGTAAAGGTGTGTCAGAACGGAACGGTTGAGATCAAGGGCGTTACGCTGAACTTCAACGGAACGACGGTGAACATCAAGGGATCGACCGTGAATATCTCTGGTGGCTCCGGCGATTGCAAGATCAACGGCATTTCTCTGGTAAACCACAAGCACACTCATTCTGGTGCGGCCACGGCTGGCCCGTATGTTGTTGCTGGCGAAACCGGAACTCCGACACCGTAAGGGGGTGATCCTATGGCATGGGGAAGCATTGGATGCTATGCGGGACTGATATTTACGGTATCAAGTTGGCGCGTCTTGACACCTGACAATATCACAGGGAGTACATCAAGCAACTGGGCCACGCACAGTGTAATCGGCGGCAAAGACAAGAGCGAGTACACGGGGCCGGGTTTGAAGTCGTACCAGTTTGAAATCCAGTTGGTTTCAAAGCTGGGCGTGAACCCGCGCAAAATCTTTGACGCACTCATGAAGCACTGTGAAGCTGGAACGATTGACTACTTCATCCTGAACAACAAACCTATGTCGCAGAATCCGTTCAAGTTGACAAAGGTGACGACGGGATGGGGTGCGGTGCATCGTTTCTGGGGACTGAAAGACGGTAAGGTTACTTTGACGTTGGAGGAATACGCACCGTGAGCGACGATATGGAAACTATGACGCTTGGCGGCTTCGACGTTGAGATTGAGCCGTCTGGCAAAACCGAAGAACTGGATATTTACAACTGTCTGCTGACACTCTATGGCAGTAAAGAGGGAGAACAAGCCCTTGACCGGGAGTTTGGCTTGAACATGGAATGTTTGAGTTTGCCCGCCGAAGCTGCACAGGCGATGCTCACGGCAGAGATCATTCGCAAAACAAAGAAGTACGAGCCGCGGGCGGAAGTGCTGGAAGTGGAGTATGAAACGAGCCACAGCCAGCAAGGACGCATCCGGCCAAAGGTGGTGGTACAGATTGTCTAACATTGCCGAGTTTGCCGATATACCGGAGTACAGCGTTACCGGAAACCTTACGTTGCAGGATGTAAGCAATCTGGTGACGGAAATCTATACCCGGAACTATAAGGCCGTGAACGGTACGGCCCCGCCCCTGAACAAAGCAGACCCGATTATGCTTACCCTGAAAAGCATGACGGAGCTGTACTACATGATGATTCAGATTGCGGAGAAGCGCACCCGCTGTGCGCTGCTGAAAACAGCGACCGGCGCAGAGCTGGACAACATGGGCTTGCCGTTTGGCGTGAAGCGCACCCCGGCAACCTATGCAACGGTGACGGTTCGCTTTACGCTGTCTGCCGTTCAGAAAACCGTTGCCATGATCCCGCAAGGAACCCGCGTCAGAACTGCCGCGGGTGTTTATTTTGCCACAATGGACTATGCACAGATCGACATTGGCAAGACCTATGTGGATGTGCTGGCACAGGCCGAAGTGGTAGGCGCGGGCGGCAACGACATTCCGCCCGGTGTTGTTGATACACTGGTTGATGCCATTCCGTATGTGGCGGCGGTGGAGAACACCGACACCAGCAGCGGCGGCGCAGACGTGGAGAGCGACGACAGCCTGACCCGTAGAATCTGGCTTTCTCCCACGACATACTCCTGCGCTGGCCCAAAGGACGCTTACGAGTTCTGGGCTATGTCGTTTCGGTCGGACGTAGAGAGCGCAATCGCTGTCAGCCCGCGGGACGTGGCCTGCACGGTGTACATTTTCTTCATGCTGACCGGCGGCAAGATGCCGAGCGAAAAGGATATGAGCGAAATGCAAACGTATCTGATGAACGAAGCCCGCCGCCCTATGACAGACCGCGTAATCTGCAAAGCACCGGAAGAGGTGGAATATTCCATCGACTTCACCTATTACATCGGCTCTGGAAATTCCAAAGGCGCAAGCATCGTTCAGGAGAGCGTGGCAAAAGCGGTGGAGGAATTTCAGGAGTGGCAGCGTTCCATTGGTCGGGACATTAACCCGATGGAGCTGATCGCCCGCCTGCGGGCCGCTGGCGTGAAGCGAGTGGAGCTGCGCCAGCCGGTCGATAAGGTGATCGAGAACGGCATGGATTCGGGAAAAGCCGTTGTGCAGATTCCGAAACTGAGCGGAACGCCGACGATCATCTACGGAGGTATCGAGGATGATTAACCTGCGGGACGCAAGGATCACGGACGGCCTGCCGCGGATTGTTGCAGAACAGCCGTGGGCGCAAGTCCTGTCCGCTGTCTACGGAGAATTGCAAGACCGGATGTTTGAATATCTCGACACCGGCATGACGTTCTCCGAAGTGGACACCTGCGACGAGGGCGTGCTGGATCAGATGGCCGTTTACCTCAAAATCGAGTGGTACGACTCCACCGCCGACGTGGAAACGAAGCGGAGAATCGTCCGAACGGCGATTGAGATTCAGCGGTACGCCGGTACGGTCAAGGCCGTCCGGGAACAGGCAAGTGCCGTGTACCCTGATTCCGAGGTAGAAGAGTGGTTCGACTACGGCGGCACTCCGGGCTTCTGGCGGCTGAACGTCAACATTACGGAAGCGGCGGCGCAGTATCACACCATCCGGGAAATGGAGGACTTGCTGGGCTACACCAAACGCCTGTCTGCTCACCTTGAACAGATCAGCTACATGGTGCGGCACAGCATCGGCGTTGGCGTGACGGTGGAGTGCATGGCTTACAAAGTGCCGGAGTGCGGTATTCCGTACTGCGGAACATACTGGAAGCCCGCCCAACTGGGCTACTCGACCGGCGCAGAGCTGGACGCAGCGGCGAACACCGGAGTGTTCCTTGCGTTCCCGAAAATCACCGGCACAATCCCGGAGGTGGCGACGAAAGGTTGGAGCGCAGGACAAGAGCTGCAAACCACCCCGGCGGTGGATGGCTACTCCATCACCCCGGCGGAAACCGGTAGCGGCGTGACCGGCGACCTACCCGTTACCAGCACAAAGGGCTACACCGCCAATATGCCGCTTTACTCTGAAACCAGAGTGGAAGCATTCACCGGAAGTCCGGGAGAAGCGGGCGATTCGACAACCGGCACAAAGCCGAGCGCGGCAACGCTGGGAACCAGCGCAGCGGCCACGGCGGGCGGTCAGGTGAAAGTCGAAGCGTTCAAGATCACGCCGCGTGTCTGCGGCAAGACCTACCTGTAACAAGCTGCAACAGCCCGCAAGGGCTTTTTCTTTTGCAGAGAAAGGAGAAAGAGGATGGCTTTTTTTACGGATAATTTTCTGAATAACCGCCGCGCTGAACTGCTGCGGGCGGTCACTCGCTTCCAGTACCAGCTCAACAAGAGCACTTGGGTTGACGGCGAGATCAACAGCAAGGAGATTGCCGGGACTGCCGTGGTGGTCTATGTCAATGCACCGAGTTCCGGTGCAAAGGACACGATCACCGGTGTGCGCGTCTACGACAACAACGGTGTGATGGCCGGGAGCCAGAGCGTGAGCCTGTCCCGCGACAGCATCAACGCCGGTCTGCTGCGGTTTACGTTCCCGCTGATCGAGGTCGAACCCGAAGTGCTGCGGCTGGCGGAAGCAAACGCAGAACTGGAAAAGACTTTCTGAGCAAGGAGGGATAGAAGAAAATGCTGATGTTTAAGAGAACCTTTTGGCGCAACCATGTTGAGGATCAGGACGGCAAGGTTATCCAGCAGGGTACATTGCTGGAACAGGATCAGTTCAACCGTATGGAGGTTGGTATCTCTGATTCCAACATGGCGGCGAACATTATCCACATTATGCTGCTCTGGTTCGGTCGTCGTCTGGGTGTGCTGGAAACGTCCAGCAACAGCCACGACACCGACATTGCCAGCATCAAGACCCTGAACGGCCAGCAGGACACCCGGCTGGCCGCACTGGAAAAGACCACCGGCAGTCACACTACGGACATTGCCAGCATGAAGAACACCGACACGCAGCAGAACAGCCGCTTGTCTGCGCTGGAACCGGAGGTGGCGGCAGAAGTCAAAGAGGTGACGCTGAAAAACGGCAGCAAGTGGCCGTTCGGAATCAACGAGGTCAGCGTGGGACTGGCAAAGACCCGAAAGAATGCAAACTATGGCGTGGACGTGTACGTTAAGAGCTACACCGGCGGGCGGCTGGGGGACATTACCGTGTCCGGTAAGCTGACCAACGGTTTCAAGCTGAAACATGACGGCTCTGCTCAGACCGTCGTGGTCGTTGTGAGAGTAACGGGAGGTATGAACTGATGAAAGTTATCGAACTGAACGAGGGCCGCAAGGTTGAGTACGAGCTGCGCGGCACGAAGCTGGACTTCGCAGACGGCACTCTGACCATGAACCTTGCCAAGTACCAGCGTGACTACCCTGTGACCAAGACCATCACCGGCGATGCCGAGGGCAATTTGCTGATCGACGGCAGCGAGAGCCGCTTCTATGTCGCAGAGGTTGAAATCCCCGCAATCGAGTATGAGGACGTGGAGGTTGAGGGCGAAGCCGAAAACGTCACCATGGCCGAAGCTGTGGAGGGTGAAACCGAAGCAACAGAGGACACCACGGCGGAAGATACCGCCCACAAGACCCACATCGAGCGTAAGGCCAAGCCGCTGAACACCGACGACGTGACCCTGCGCCTGTGGTCTATCGAAGATTTTGACATTCTGTAAGGGAGGAAAAGACTATGGCAACTAACTTTGATGCTACCCGCCTTGCGGTGCAGACTGCATTCCCCACCAATGACCTGCTCTTTGACGACAAGGAAATGCCGTCCATCCATGTATTTATCCCGAAGTTCCGCCTGTGCGATGTGCTGTCCACCCAGAGCACCGAAACTCACCCGGCGTTCATCGTGAACGGCAAGGAGATTGACGGCTTCTGGTTTGGCAAGTATCAGAGCACCTGCACCGACACTGGCCGCGCATACAGCCTGCCCGCAGAAGATCCCACCGTGTCCCATCCGCTTGACTGGTTTGTGACCCAGACCAACGCCAAGGGCGCGGGCTGGCACGAGATCAGCAATGCAGAGTGGGCGGCGGTCGCGCTGTGGTGTCACAAGCACGGCTGTGAGCCGAAAGGCAACAACAACTACGGCAAGGATAGCTCCGAAACCTACTACGAAGCAATCCCTGTCCCCGGTGTGCAGGACAACGGCAAGACCGCCCGCGTCCGTACCGGCACTGGCCCGCTGACGTGGAGCCACAACGGGCGCATGGACGGCATCTGGGACATGAACGGTAATATTTGGGAGTGGTGCATCGGTCTGCGTCTGGTCAAGGGCGAGTTGCAGATCATCCCCAACAACAACGCCGCCGACAACAGCGTGAGCAACAGTGCATCCAGCAGCGCATGGCGGGCAATCAAGGCCAGTGACGGCTCTCTGGTTGCACCGGACGGCAACGGCACGACTACCGGAACCATCAAGCTGAACTACACCGGCGGTCACTGGGAGTGGGACACCACGATCAGCGATTCCAAGGACGAGAGCCGTGGTGCGCTGTTCAAGAATACTACTGCTGCATCCAGCGTGGGCGATGCCGCAAAGCTGATCCTTATGTCCCTTGCCCTGATGCCGGACACCGGCCTGACTGGTGAAGGCATTGATGTAAACTACGGCAACGACAACTTCTGGGCGAACAATGCCGCTGACGAGCGGTGTCCGGTCCGCGGCGGCAACTGGGGCATTGGCGGGAGTGCCGGTGTGTTCAACTTGTACCTCGACAATCCGCAGTCTAATTCGTGGGCGAGCAGCGGGGGCCGTTCCGCTTTTGTGAAGCTGCCCGCTGAAGCCTGATAAGCTGACGGGCTGCGCGGTAGCGCAGACCAAAGCAAAAATAGAACATAAGGCGCGGTGGGCCAGCGGCCCGCCGCGCTGATTTTTGGAGGTGTTGACTGTGCCGAACGCAGAAGCCGAAGTGCCGCCCCAGCAGGGCGACAAAAAGAAAAAGCCTGAACCGTTCCATTTGGCGGAGAAGATCGGAGAAATGGTTGACTATGGCTACCCGCTCACAATGAGCTTTCCTCGGAAAGACCGTGAGCTGGCCGATGAACTTCGCAGAAGTATGTTGGCAATTCTCCGGTACAGCGTTGAGATAGACCGGCGATATTTCAAAAAGACCACCACGCAAAATATGGACGTGGAGCTGGCTGTATTGAGAAAGTTTGTCCGGCTGGCGGCGAGTAAAGATTTACACGGGGGCAAGTACCCGCCGCCCTTGACGATGCACCAATATGCAACATGGGCGAAATTCAACGATGAAATAGGCAGGCTGTTGGGCGGCTACATTGCTTCGCTCTAAAGCCTGCCGTTTTCATACGGGAACGGGTTATTTACGGCGTGTCCGATCCGCGGCGGCAACTGGAACAATGGCGAGAGTGCCGGTGTGTTCAACTTGAACCTCAACAATCCGCGCTCTAATTCGTGGACGAACAACGGGGGCCGTTCCGCTTTACACCACAAGAACATTTTTGTTCGGCGGGATTCCACGCCGGATATGGGGGCTGTGATCTACGGGTCGCAGTCGGTGTGTGGGTCTAAAGGAATCCGTTTCCGTTCCGGTCAGCACGACCGGAAAAAATATGTATTGCCGCGAAAACGGAAACGCTACGCGCGGCGCGGTGGAATTGAGGGCAGAAATGCCAAACGAAATAAACACGATTCAAAATGCGTGGAATGTGATCTGCGAGTTTGAATACCTCGTAGAAGCTGACCACTCAGCCCGCAAGGGCAAACGATACCGGGCGGAAGTGCTGGCGTTTACTGCAAATCTGGAACACAATCTGTTTCAGATTCAAGAGCAGATGATCGCCGTGGACTGTCCGCTCGGCCCATACCGGAAACTGTGGGTGTCCGTGCCGAAGAAGCGGTTAGTGATGGCCTTGCCATACCCTGACCGGATCGTGCAATGGTCACTGTACCAATACCTCAATCCGATTTACGACCGGCTATTTATTGAGGACTCCTATGCCTGTCGCAAAGGCAAGGGAAGCCACAAGGCCGCAGCACGGTTACAATACTGGATGCGGCAAGTAGACCGGAAACCGGGGCCGGGATGGTACTACCTGAAACTGGATATAAGCAAGTTCTTTTACCGTGTGAACCATGCGAAGCTACTGAAAATTTTGGCAAAGCGTATCAAAGACCCGGAGTTGATGAAGTTCCTCGGAAGCGTGGTAAACAGCAGAGCAGAGCCGTTCGGGTTGCCCCGCGGCAAAGCCCCGCAAGATACCCCGCCGGAGGAATGGTTGTACGATGTGGGAATGCCGATAGGCAATCTCACTTCTCAACTCTTCGCCAATATTTACATGAACGAACTTGACCAGTATTGCAAGCACGTTCTGAAAATCCACTACTACATCCGGTACATGGACGACATTGTGATCCTTGGGGAGAACAAGGAAACCTTGCACGAGTGGAAAGCGGAGATCGAAACATTCCTGCATGAAGAGTTGGAGCTTGACCTGAACAATAAAACCTGCATCCGACCGGTGCGGATGGGCGTGGAGTTTGTTGGTGTGCGCATTTGGCCCGCCTACATGAAGCTGCGCAAAAGCACGGTTGGCCGGTTGAAACGGGAGGTCAAGAAAATATCAGAGCTTTACGCTTCCGGGCAGATGGATGAAGAAGCGTTCAAACGCCGTGCTGCCAGTATTAAGGGGCTGCTGGAACACACGGAGAGTGAGAGCCTACGGTGGCGGCTGAACCAGATTTATCTTGATGCTGTACGGAAGTACGGAAAGACAGACCCAGAGGAAACGCTCTGGAAGGGAAAGAACGATGGAAAGAAAGTGGCCTGATCTGTGCGAAACGCTGCTCGGTAAGCTGGAAGCGGCGGGAGTAGACACGACCGCAGAACGCGGAGAGTTTGCCGTGCTGTACGCTGAGTGCTGCGCGGGCGGCTGTGGTAAGGCATTGAGCCGGAAAGGAAAAAAAGAAAATGGCAATTAACGCATATTCGCTGGCAAAGGATGGCGCAAAGCAGCTCTCCACCAATTTCAAAGTGCGCGAGTTCAAGTGCAAGGATGGTTCTGATCCCATCTTCATTGACTCCGAACTGGTGGGGTTGCTGCAAAAAATCCGTACCCACTTCGGCAAGGAAGTGAACATCAACTCTGGCTTCCGCACGGCAGGTTGGAACGCAAAACAGAAGAACTCGGCAAAGTACAGCCAGCATCTTTACGGAAAGGCGGCGGATATTTGGATCGCTGGTGTTTCTGTGGACACGCTGGCGGCTTATGTCGAAACCCTGATGCCGAACAAAGGCGGCATTGGCCGGTACTATACCGACAACTTTGTACACGTTGACGTTCGTGCCACGAAGAGCCGTTGGGTTGGTTAAGAGTAGGAGGAAAATAGTATGGAGAACATTCTGAAAGTTTTTCTGATGGCATTCCCTGAATGGCTGGCTGTCATCTTTATGGTGGTCGGCCTTGTGGTCACGGCACTGGCGGCGGTACGTCTGGGCTATGGCCTTGTTGTCGCAAAGACCGCGTACAAGTGGATCGTCAACGCAGAAGAAAAGTTCGGTAGCGGCGCGGGCGCAGAAAAGAAAGCTCACGTCATTGCCGTACTGCGTGGGTATACCCCCGACTGGCTGGACTGGGCGATCAATGAGCGGACGCTGGACTGGATCGTGCAGATCGTGTTCAACTTCACAAAGAAGAAGCTGGAAGATTACATGGAAAAGAAATCCGCAGAAACCACTACTGTGGCCCACTTCGGTAACGTGGGGGAGGACAACAAGAATCGCAAGGAGTAAACGATGCTGGAATTTATCGTCAAATACTGGGCGCAATGGCTTTTCGGCATCGTGGCGGCAGGTCTGACCGCTGCATACCGTAATCTCTCCAAGAAGATCAAGGCACAGAAAGAGGAAAACAAGGCAATCAAAAACGGTCTGCTGGCAATTCTCCACGACCGGCTGTATCAGGCGTGTACCCATTACATCGAGAAAGGGTACATCGACCTGCCCGGTTTGAAGAACATTGAATACCTCTATAAGAGTTATCACGCTCTGGGAGGTAACGGAACCGGAACTGAATTGTATATGAGAGCAAAGGCACTCCCCATCCGGGACGACTGAGCTAAACTACATCCCCGCTGGTGATCCTACCCGGATCGCTGGCGGGGATTTTTTTGTTGCCCTGCGGTGGCACCGTTGACAAAACGCCAAAAGTCGGTTACATTTGAAATGCGAAACAAAGCGACAAAGAAAGGAGGAAAAATAACGTGCGAAGATTCAAACATCTAACATGGACAGACCGGCTTCGGATCGAGAAGTGGCTGAACGAGGGCATGAAACCAAAGGACATTGCCAGCAAATTGCGGGTGCATATCTCCACGGTGTACAATGAGCTACACCGCGGGGAGTATCAGCGGCTGGTGGGCGATACATGGGAGTTTGTGAGCGCGTACAGCCCGGACATTGCGGAGCAGAAATACCAAGCGCACCTGCGGGACAAAGGCCCAGCCCTGAAAATCGGCAAGGATCACGAGCTTGCAAACTACATCGAAACCACGATCCTGAATAAAGAGTGCAGCCCGGCGGCGGTGTTCGGATATGCGCAGCAGGAGGGCAAGCAGTTCAAGACGAGCGTTTCTGTGCAGACGGTATACCACTATATAAAGAAAGGCTTGTTCCTGAATCTCACTCAAGAAGAACTGCCCCGGCACGGGAAACACAAGCAGGCATATAAGAAAGTCTGCAAGAAAGAAGCTGCTCGCGCCCCGGCGGGGGAGAGCATCGAACAGCGGCCCCCGGAAGTGAAAGAACGGCAGGAGTTCGGACACTGGGAGGGCGACACGGTGTATAGCGGCAAGGGAAAAGTAAAGACGACCTGTGCGCTGTTCACCATGACGGAGCGCAAGACGCGCAACGAGATTATAATAGGAGTTCCGAACCGCAAGGCAGAAACCATTGTGAAAGCGGTTGACGCGCTGGAAAGGAAGCTGGGCGCAAGGAAGTTCCGGCTGATCTTCAAGAGCATCACGTTTGACAATGGCACAGAATTTGCGGCGGCGGATATGCTGGAACGGTCGTGCATCAACAAGACGATCCCGCGGACAAAGGTTTACTTCTGCCATCCCTATTCTTCATGGGAGCGCGGCAGCAATGAACACGTCAACGGCATGATTCGCAGGAAGCACCCGAAAGGTACGGACTTTTCAAAGGTTTCCAAAGAGCAGTTGGCGGAGACAGAGAAGTGGATCAATGAGTACCCGCGAAAAATCTTCGGGTACAAGAGCAGCGCGATCATGTTCCAACAGTGTTTGAATGAACTTGGCATAGCCATGTAAGAAAAGTGCAACACCACACCCAAAAAGAAAGCGTGGTAATAAAGAAAATACGGCGAACAGAATAGATCAAAGGTTGGCTGCAAGAAAAGTGAAACCTTGACGGCCTATTTGTATTGTTTCAAAATGAACAGAAATTTTTCTGAATTTTTGTAGAATTTAATGGTTGACTTCCGATTTGGCCCGATGAGGCAGAGTCCATCTTGCAATTTGCGCGGTTGTATGCTATCA